GGAGTATCGTGTCCTCGATGCTCCCGCCGGCCTGAGTCTCCGGTGGTTCTCTCTTGGGCAAAGTACTTCTTCTCTCGTTACATTGCTCGGCTGATACGGGCAATCAAGTCCGCCTTTCCGAGCAACATAAACACGTGTTTTATGAGCTCACTCAAAATATCATACTGCGCTCGAACCCGCTCCCCTTTGGCCGAGATTGACGTTACTTTCCTGAATACCCCGGTCAGGTACAGGCTGTTGGCCATCCGGTGCGTTTCCACACCCTGGACCCGGGCTTCAATGACGTGGAACGTCAACTCGCTGTCATCGGTGAGTGAGTCGTCGAGCTTGTCTAAAAGTTCAACCGCCAGTCTCGACTTCTGCTTTATTTGCCCCATGTAAATCATCCATTCTTTCCGGTCAAGCAGATCGGGGTACTTCACTGGTATCTTTTCCTGCTCAACAACGAACCGCTGTAGCATTACAAATTGTTCTTTGCCGTTCATGGCCAGAATCATCGGAACCTCATCTAAACTTTCGGGCTTTTTAGGTATGAGTTGGCCTTACCCTTAGCCTGGCACCAAACATTTCTGCGAGACCAAATTCGTGCAGTACGCGATCAAGTTGTTCATCGGCGATAACCCCCGGGTCGCGCTCCTTCTCCAGTAGAACGCGAGCCCAGACAATGAGTGAGATCAAGTACGCCACCTGCCCTATACGCTGGGCGGCGTAGATGGATATGATTTCCTGGCCGGTCAAAAAAGTGGCCAGCCAGTTGGTTCCAAAGCACCACAAGAATCCCCCTAAGATTCCCGCCTGCTTCGAGCGCCACGAGATTCCCAGATGCTTTGAATAGAAAACCATCAGGGCAAGAGTGACGCCGGAGGCGCTTAAAACCACGGTTTCAAGGTTGATAAGTGAGTTGAAGTAAGCATGCGCAGAGTGCGCGCGGAAGAAACTAATGAGTACCACGGTCAGCGGGCAGACGATAGCTAAAACCAGCGTGCGGAATCGTGTCAGCGTACCGGGCGGAAGCGAAGCAGGAGAGCCAAAGGTTTGACGCCACAATGAGCCGACGACCAGCAGGGCGAGAAGAGTGCCGAGGATCGCGCACGATGAATAGATTGTGAAGTATAGACCCTGGCTCGCACCGGCCACGGCCGCTGTCATCAGGAGCAGCGTTTGTGCCGTGGCAAAGTAGATGTACCGCCGGAACCAGACGGTGTTTTGCTTGGAGCGAAAAGCGATAACTGAAAGTGCGGCCTGGGCGAGTGCAACCGTGATCCAGAGAAACCAGTCGAGATTCATAGGGCCATGCCTCCCGTCAAGCACGACCCTATCGAGACTGAAACTATTTCTTCGGGCAGATCGGCGGACAGATTGGATTGCCGCAACAAAGCTGCTGCGGTGTTACTGCTGGGCCGAGTGTGGCTACCTGGCGCGATTGATGATTGTACGCTGCTGCAAGGGTTGCGGTGAACACTATCCCGGCGAGAGTGAGATAAATTTTTCCTAATGTAGATTTCATGTGGCGCTCCAGACCGCAGGTTGCGGCTTGGAACGAATTGTAGCTTTATTTGGTTCATAAGTAATCACCCGTTGGTGTTGGTATCGAATTGGGAAACTAGACGTTTACTCCTGCATAACTTTCGATGAACGCTTTCGCGACCTCCGCATTGATAGCATCGCCGTATCCGCGCAGCTTGAGAACACGGTTGGTAGCCCCATGAGCCAGCGGGAATAGTCCGGGTTCAATTGGCCGATACTTGCCGTCTCGCCCGTACCACCAGTCGCAGTCTGCCCAGAATCCGCGAGTTGCGCCTGCCTCGGTAGCTGATCGAGCCGCGACCGGATCGAGCCATCCGGGTCCACGCCAGATTCGCTCATGCCCGAGCTGTCCTTCCAGTCGCGTGCCGATGGCGTTGTCACCGCTGCCAGCTTCGTTTGTGAGTGCAGCGTGTCTGGCGTTCCCCGATGCGCTCCCGTGCATTGCGAATCCTCGCTCCTTGGTGTCGCGCATGTCGCTAGAGCCACCTGTTGAGTCAGTGGTATCCCGGTGTCCCAAGGCCGCGCTGGCTTCCCGCCGCGGGAGTGATCCTGCGCCGTTGGACTCACTACGCTGGCCAATTCCGCCGTGTTGCTCAGATCGTGCGGATAGTAGTGGCAATCCGCTTCCGTGTTGCCGCGCTTCCTCACATCGTGGACTTGTGGTGTGGGCACAGAAGTACAGTCGCTGCCGGATGTGCGGCGCACCCGCGCTGTGTGCTCCCAATACCGCCGCCGCAATGGCGTACTTCTCCGCTTCCATGTTTCCGCAAACAAGGTCGAGCCAGCCGTGTCTAATCGCTGCATCAACCTGCTCACCAAAAACTGTTCCAGGGCGGCACTCGCGGATGAGTCCATACCAATCAGGCCAGAGGTGACGAGGGTCATCAAACCCTTCCCCTTTGCCAGCCGACGAGAAGCTTGGGCAGGGACAACTTCCCGTCCAGCAGGGCCGTTCGTCGGGCCAGCCGGCGAGTCTGAGCGCGTAGGACCAAACAGCGATTCCTGCAAAGAAGTGGCATTGCTTGAATCCTCTGAGGTCTTCGGGTTGCACAATTTTGATGTCTCGCTCATCCACATCTCCCGGCGCAACCACGTTGGCCTTGATCAGTTCTCGTATCCATGCCGCCTTTTCCGGATCGATCTCGTTGTAGTACGCAGCCATAAACCTTCAGGTGTGCCGTAGGTGTGCCGTAAACTACCCGCAAATGCGGGCAGCGCTATTTGCCGTAACTTTCTAGGTACGCGACCGCAGCACGAAGGAGCGCAATATCATCCTTCAGCATGCCAATGCCGCTATTGCAAGAAGAACAGAGAAGACCGCGATTCTGGCCGTCGTCGTGGTCATGGTCAACGACCAGGCGCTTCGGTGTGCGACGACAAATCGCGCACTTGTGTTCCTGTTCAATGAGTTTCTGCATGAACCATTCGGCTGAAAAGGTGGGCAGGCTTGGCCGCTCCGATATGTTACGGCTGCGTAGTAGTGTCGTTACCGTTGTCGCCCCGACGTGGGCCACGTAGGCCGCCGCCGCTTCAGCCTCTTTTATGGTTGGAATATCCTTGATGTGCCCGAGCCTGATGTATTTTTGCCCGGGCCCACGAGAACCCTTGCGGCGGTTGGATACAAATAGAACCCACGTTTTGCCGCGCAATTTTATGGAGCCCTGGCCGTGCCTGCGCTTCTGTTCGATCATCGCTTCCCTTCGTAGCAACCGGACGGTGAAAGTGAAGACTGGGACGAGTCCACGGATCCGTCGGTTCTGTCAGCAACTTTGTCAGCAAAAAATTGCTCTATATGGTGTGCAAATCGGAATGGAAAGGAACTGGAATCAGTAGTTTACCTTCGGAAGAATCCAGCCCTGAAAAGGCTGGCGTCGGCGGTTCGATTCCGTCCCTGGCCACCATAATGCAACAACTTACAGAGGTTAGAGGTTTCGGTTTGTCAGCATTTGTCAGCAAATCAATTCACTCTTTGCGCTGCTTCCTGCCGGAAATACGCCTCAAATCGGTCAACGGCTTCTATCTGGGTTTCCGTCTCGATCTGGGTGTAGTGTTTCAACATTGTTGATTCGTGCTCATGGCGCATGAGTGCCTGGGCATCCTTAACGTGCGTGCCTGCCCTCTTGTGCCACGTTGCGGTTGACCGCCGGAGAGCCTGCCAGTTCACTATCGCGATTCCCAGCTTCTCGCCGGCTGGTTTGATGAATCTCCGCAGCACGTTGCCATCGTTCAGCGGGCCGCCAGTCCTGACTCCCTGAAACACCAGATCATCAGGACCATCGGCTTTGACCACTTTGTAAATCCGCGTGCCACTCCCAGCCCTGACGCTGACAGTGATTCCTTTCAGCGCGAAGATCCGGTCGATAACGCTTTTCGCTACCACGATGGTTGTATTGCTGGCGTCTGACTTCGGCGCTCCCCAGTGACCGCGGGAGTACTTCTGTTCGATCGTCAGCAGCCTTCCGTCCAGGTTGCGCCACTTCAGCGCGGCCAGCTCGCTAACGCGCAAGCCGGTGAACACTGAGACGTAGACCATGGTTGCGTATGGTTCTGGCATGATGGCCAGCAGAGACTCGAACTGTTTCGGTGTAATGAACGGCTGGCCATGCCTGCCGCGCACATCCCGCCCCAGGTCGATGCCCTCTGCCGGGTTGAACATTAGATGACCACCTTTTTTCGCTTCGGCCATGATGCTTGAAAATACGGTCCAGACCTTCCGGCGACTTTGCAGCGACAGAATCCTCGACACGGTTTTCTTGCCCACGGTGAAGCTCTGAGGTTGAACGGCCAGGCGCGTGAACAATGTTTGCACCGTGTCCGGGGTCAACTCCCTGAGCATCTTTTCTCCGAATGCGTTAATGAGGTAGGTTCTGAGCACGCTTTCATAGCGTTCCCGACTGCTGCCCTCGAGAAGCAGCAGTTTGTTCGGCCTGTAAACGTGGCTCACGTAGTCTTTAAAGGTGACAGCCGCTCCAGGCGCCACACTGCCATGATTGAGCGGAGCAATGAATTTGTCCCGCTCATCTAGTACTGCTCTTATTTTCCAACTGGCCGGTGCCAGCTTCGCTTGTTTCTGTGTCCGCGCGAGTTGTCCATCTTTGAACTCGTCAACGCGGTAGTTAATTACCCACCAATTACCGTGCTTAAACGGTGCTGGGCATTGATGCCGCCTCCTGGCCATCGCTTCATTCTCCGAACGCGAGGGCACCCAGAAACTCGTCCCGGCGCTGAAGATAGCACCAGGAACGACTTCGTGGATAGCTTTATTTCTCATCACAGTCCGGCGGCTACCTTCTGGTCTACGAGTTTGGGAAACTGGTTGATCAACTTAGCTCTTCCCCGGATTTCTTCGCTTTAACGTCTTGGAGAAAATGCCTGTATTTCTCGGCAGCGGCGTAAAAATCAGACAGGCGGCTAATGCGATATGAGCGCATGTAGACCCGCGTATATTCTCTTTCCGCTGTAACGTGGCCCCTGCGAGATGGTGTGGAATCCCTAATATCCATCAACCTTTGGTGAATACGCTCAATTTTCCGCTGCGCTTGAGTTGCCATGTTCTCTCCTTGCTCTTCTCGGTCACACTCTAAAACCCAAAATTTGGAACCCGTCTTTTCTTCTTGGCAGACCGTAGCGGCCATGTGTGCCATACACCTTGACCGCCATTTCTCTCAGCGCTTCTAAATAGTTTCAGCCGCATCTCCGGCTCTAACTCCCACCAGCGCGCTCTCAGTATTGAGTAGCGGCGATTCACGGTGCGCTTCGTGGGAACCGACCGAAGGATGATCCAAGTGCGCTCTTTGCGCGTTCCTACCGCCGAATGAATCAGATCGCCGCGCTTCGGTGCTGGCGCATCGTCCGGTACTTCCATCCACCACGACATTTATTTCCCATGCCTTCATCTACTTACGCTGAATACTGCACCGTTCACGGTGCTACAAGATACCGTGTTGCAAGAGGACTGTAATACACCATAACAGTGATTGCAACAAAAAACTGTACAGTAAGGCATTTTTTCTGTTGACATGCAGAAAACAAGGGAATATTGTAAGCACGATCACGGTATCTTGAAGGACGTTAAGTACCCATGAAAAAGACGACCAAGAAGTTGACGCCGCAGCACGAACTCACCAAAAAAGAGCGCGAGTTCTTCGAGGCCCTGAAGGATATGACCCGGAAGCGTGGCGGCAAGAGACCGGCAAACAAAGAGATTGTTGAAGAAACTGGCCTTGATTCTGGCCGCGTGACCAGACTTCTGCAGATGCTTTCGTTGAAGGGCTATTACGCGGTCGAAGAGACAGTGAGATTCGCATAAAGAGGTTGGGGAGATGTCGCGCAGTCTGAGGTTCCTGAGCCACCCGTCGATTTCTCCCCAGCGTAACCGCAGCTAACTAAGAACTGGAGTTCCTGCCCCATGACAACCACCCGAACGAACCGAACGAACCGAACCAACCGCGTAGCTGTTGGCGCGAGTGTGGCCGTTCTCTTCTGCCCCGCCAAGCACGGTTTAATCTTCGGAGTATCCATCGACCGCGTAGACCTTGATCGCGTCCAGGCTGCCGGATTCTGGCGGGTCGCGAATTCCTACCCTAATGGCAAGCGCTTTAAGTTGTACGCCTACACCACCGTATATGGGAACGGCCCTAGAAGGCGCGTCTACCTGCATCGCTTCCTGACAAATGCGCCAGCGGACAAAGAAGTAGGCCATACCAACAATCGCGGAACAGACAACCGGCGCTCGGAAAATCTCGCCGTGGTAACTCACCAGCAAATCATGCTCAACCATGTAAGACGCCAGCCGCCCCGGCAAAAAGTGAGCAACTGGCCAGGTGTTAAGCAGCTTCCGGAATACAACTCTTGGCTGAACATGCGTCGGAGATGCCACGACCCTAACAACAAGAATTTCCCTAGTTACGGCGGAAGGGGAATTGCGGTTTGCGAAAGATGGAATTCATTCCGGTCTTTCTTGGCGGACATGGGGCCTAGACCAAGCGGATTAACGCTGGAACGTATCGACAACAACGGCAACTACGAGCCTACAAACTGCCGTTGGGCAAGCAAAGCAGAACAGAGTCGCAATCGCCGCCCCGGAAGTGAGTGGAAGACCAAAGGAAGGAAGGCCTCCTGAAATGAATACAGAAATCACCGCAGACCGCCTGAACACACCGGAGCCGAAGTCCGGAAAACCAACAAGCCACGATTGGGCGCGCAACATCCACGCATTTGCCGATTTTCTCTTGTCGCGGCCAGCCTTTGAAATTTCTTACTCATTTCCAACCGAAACCAGGTTGATGACCTTCTGGCCTGGCGACAAAGATAAATTTCTGTCTGCCGCAAAAGCGCTCGGAACCGGCAAGAAGGGATTTACCGAGAGCGAGATTCATTTCACCGTGAAGCAGCCATGGGGCGAGTTCCAGATCAAGGCCGCGCGAAGCGTTGTCTGCCGCCTTGTGAAGCCAGCCCAGTATGAGTGTGACCCGTTCCTCTCGCCTGACGAAGAGCAGCAGCTTGGCGGTGGCAAATGAACCGCATATCACCCTGGTTCATCTTCGTCGCTGGTTTCGGTCTTTCTCTCATCTTCTGCGCGCTCGGCGCTGCGTTCTACGGACTGGTGGTGGGGCTATGAGCCATCGTACGAAAACGCTGATTGGTTTTGTTTTGGCGATTATTTGGGGTGGTCTTTGGTGGCGATACTCCACCTTTGCAAATGGCCTGATAGGTAGCAGCGCCCTGCTTGCGGGATGGTTCTTCGGAGATGTCATCAGGTGGCTACGGAAAAGGAAGGCCGCATGATCGCCGCCCCTGCTCCAGCACTCGTCAAGATGCAGCCGGTGACCTACTACCACTGTCTCCACTGCAAGGTCCTGCACTTTCAGGACACCGACGAACCGCTGTACCTCACGCACCTGTACTGGCAATCAAGAGAGGGCAGAAAGCTCCTCCATGAAACCAAGGAAGAGCGGAGAGCGAGGTACGGACTGTGAAGCGTATCTGCTGGTCTTCGGTGGTGATCGCTTGTTCCTGGTTTGCGGCCATGGCGTGGCTCTACTTCGCAATGATCACCGAGGCCATTAACTCCGTAGATCGAGCTTTGACCAAATGAGTTTCATTGACTCCATTCTCGACCGCATCTGGTTTCGCTGCCGACATAAGAAGCTCTCGCGCGTGTTCACGCTGCCGGATGAGCACGCTGTGATGCGCAGCTACAAGAAGTGTTTGGACTGCGGAGCCACCGTTCCGTACGACTTGGACACCATGAGGCCGATGAAACGTTGGCGCGAAGTCGATGAACTGGAGCAAATTTTCGAACTCAGTGAAGGAGGTACGCCGCCTATGCAAAAGCGATAAACAAATGAAGCCAGAACATCAAGACTCCTTATAGGGCCCGTGGTCGAACACTCGAAGCGGTCACGGGCCAAAAACAGCAAACCGGAAAGGAAATCATGAAAACACTTTTACTGCAACACGCGATTATTTTGGGCGACACGCTAAAAAAGGGCACTCCTGGCGAATGGCTCTCACGAGACGGTTCCTGTGGCTGCGCTCTTGGCGGTGCGCTTCTGGCCGCTGGAGTCACGGCGGAAGAATTTAACAAGCAGGCTCTTCCACTACCAGCAAATACTTACAGCCCAATCCCCGAGATGGAGTGCATTAAATCGCGCTGGCCGTGGCTCACGGCCGAACATGTCGCCGAGATCAGCGAGCTTTACTACAGGGTTCACGACGGCTTAAAGACCATCGAAGACGTTGCGGCCTACGTTCGCTCTGTTGAACCGACCCCGCCTGCGGTTTCTGAGCCCACCGAAGCCAGAGAGTTGGTCACAGCATGAAAAACCCAGCGCCATCACTGCTGGCTATTGCGAGTGGCCTGGCCAGCCCATACCTCGGAGAAAGCCCTTGGCGATGGAAGTCTTTGCGCGCCTGGGCGCTGGACGGTCTGGGTTTCCAGACTGGCCGGTTGCGGGTAACACACTCGAAGCGCGAACGGCAGGAAAGACGCCGGAAGAAATTGCAACGGAGAAGTTCATAGTTTTATGTCAACTGCTCAAGCCATCCCGTTCACGTTCGATGAGAAGGATCACGTCTACCGCGATTCGAACGGGAGGGCTATTCCATCGGTAACCCAGGTTCTCACTGAAATCGGGTTCTCTAACTACAGCATCGTCGAACAAACAAATCCGCTAGCTCTTGAGCGTAAACGGCAGATCGGCCGCCTGGTCCATCAGGCGTGTCACTTCTGGGACGTCAACGATCTGGACGAAGAAACCCAGACCAAGCCTTGGCCAACGATTCACGGCCGTCTTGAAGCCTATAAGAGATTCAGAAAAGACACCGGCTATACACCCATCGTGAACGAAGGCCGCATGCTCGGCGAGTTCATGGGAATGCGATACGGCATGCAGTACGACAGCATTGGGATGATCGGCAGACGCTGGGTAATCTGTGACATCAAGAACGCCTCTGGCGCCGGTCAGCGGTCATGGGGGTTACAGGAGGCCGCATATGAGGAAGGAATCAAGGGCGCGATCCGCGCAGGACGTTTCGCGCTGACATTAACAGCGGAGCAGATTCGCGGCATTTTGTCGGCACCGATGCTCCGTATTATTCCGCAGCTATTCGACGACGGCGCTTTCAAGCTCTACACCAGCGATGACCCACACTCAAAGGTCTTCTTCTCGAATGATCTTCAGGTCTGGCAATCAGCGCTTTGCATAACCCTCGACAAGAGGAATCACGAAGGAAGGTAATTTTATGTCCACCGTACCAGCAGAAACTCAATTAACCACCGTACCGGCAGCACCAGAGATCCAGAGTCCCGACGCCGGAGAAATCAAACGTAGTATGGCCCTGGCGCGCACAACGCAATTCCTGGAGTCCGTTGCCGAGATCCAGAACGGCAAAGTGGTCAAGCTGAAAATCGCGGTCACTACTGCCGACGAATACGCTCGCGCCGGCGAGCTACTGATCCGAGTAAAAGACTATCGTGACGACCTGGAAACCACCTTCAGGCCGGAGCTGACGCGGAGATTCAACTTTCACCGCGAACTATCAGCCAAATTTAACTCTGGCGACACTCCAGCCGAGCAGGTTCAAAAACTGCTGGGCAATGCGCGCAATCAGTTCAAGGAAGAAGCGGAGCGCAAGCGACTGGCCGAGCAGCGAAGACTTCAGGCGATTGCCGACGAGCAGGCCCGCGAAGAAGAGCGCAAGCGGCAAGAGGAATACCGCATTCAGGCAGCGATCGAGGCCGAGCAGTCCGGCAATGTGGCCCTGGCTGAAGAGATCATCTCCGCGCCACCCGAGCCGATTGCCCAGGTCTTCAGCGCGCCGGTAATCGTCGAATCAACCTTGCCACAGACCGAAGGGCTGATTGATAGCAATCGCTGGAAGGGCTGGGTTGTCGGCGATGAAGGCTCAGAGGAGTATGACGCTAATTTCCTACTGCTGGTCAAGGACGTTGCATCGGGCAAAGTACCGTTGACGGTACTCAAGCTGAATCAGGCCGGCCTTAACACATACGCGGTATCCATGAAGCGCCGTTTTAATGCGGCTGGCTGCAAGGCGGAACCGATCACTACACCACGGAGAGGATGATGGTCGAGGAACCCAAGCTGGTATGCGCCGAATGCGGCGCACCGCTGACCGACGGTAGATGTATCAACGCTTTTTGTAGGTTGTCGCCCTTGAATCCCACGGGCAAGAACGTAACGAAGGAGAAATAGTCGTGGCGCACGAATGCGAGCGATGCGGGCAGCAGTGCTATTGCGACATGGACGATTGTGGCGGGCTCCCGCAACCGAGTAGCTGCCCACACCTTAACGGCGAATGCGACGCCGATGACGAATGGGATGAAGACGAATTTTAAAGGAGAAATGAAAATGGAAATGACACCGATCACAAGCGAGATGTTCTCTCACCACGGCTTTGAAAACGGCGAGATCCATCTGACTTTTAAAAACGGCGGAAAGACCTACGCCTATCCAATCACCCCGGAACAGTACGAAGACTTTAAAGCAGCCAAGAGCGCTGGCCAGTGGTACAACGCCAACATTCGCGGCAAGAAGATCGAAGGCCGCAAGGTGCAGCACGCGCAGGCGGTCTGACTTTTATTTGAAATGGCATGGTTCGAACCAACAACGTAATTGGGTCCCTACCCACAATCTGAAACGAGGAAACGAGGACACGGATGGCAACACCATTTTGGATTAAGTTTTCAACCGGAAGCCCGGCATGCGTCGAAGCGAAGGACGAAACCGAGGCCAAAACATTGGCTGCGGAACTCGGCAAGCGCGAAGTTGTTAGCGCAACTATTCTGCCGTACCCAGCCGAACCGCGCCTCAACAAACACGAGCACACATTTACTGACGGCAGCAAGGATGTGTGTCTATCGTTTTGCTACACCCCGGAGCAATGCAAGGGGCGAACCGCCTGCCCAAAGAACTACTCATGCACTGAATAGCCAACGGAGCACGACTGTAACAAAGAAAAGGAAATCAGATTTTAAACTCAACCGACAACACGAGAGAGGAACAAACCATGGCAACAGCACCATCTACCAACCGCACAGACGCGGCCCCAAAAGACTTTGCAATCGAGAAACACCAACCCCAGGCACTCGCGGAAATGGGAACCGCGGCAGCGATCGCAAGAGCGCAGCAGGAAGTTCAAGGCGCGATCATCGTCGCCAAGCGCTTTCCCCGGAATGAAGACGACTGCCGGGCCAAACTTCTTAAGGCATGCAAGCGAACCGAGTTCGCCGAAGATGCCGAGTATAACTTCCCCCGCGGTGGTCAGGACGTCGCCGGTCCATCGGTTTATCTAGCGCGTGAGGCCGCAAGGCTCTGGGGCAACATCCAGTATGGCTTTGAAGTTATCCGCGACGATCAGGAAACGCGCATGATCCGGTCTTTTGCTTGGGACATGGAATCGAACGCACGCACCATTCAGGAAGACTCGTTCCGCAAATTGATATTCCGCAAAAAGGGCGGCTGGGTAGAACCCGATGAGCGCGACCTGCGCGAACTGACGAATCGGCGCGCAGCCATTGGATACCGCAACTGCATCCTGCAACTCATTCCGTCCGACTACGTTAATGAGGCGTGCCGTGAGGCCAACCGGACACTGCAAAATAAGGCGGCCCAAGACCCGGACGGTGAACGAAAGAAGATCGTTGACGCTTTCGCGGAAATCAATGTCATGCCGTCGAAACTGGAAGAAATCATCGGCCACAAACTAGCAGAGGCCAGCCCACCGGAGATCGCCAAGCTGCGTGGTATCTACAAGTCCATCCGTGACGGCAATTCGACCATTGCCGACTACCTGACGCCCGTGGTGGAGCCAGGTGGCTCTGGCCTACCCGCAGACATCAGGCGCGCCTCAGACACGTCACCAGAGCCAGCAGCGCCACAGCAGCGTACCGGCTACAACGAGTCGCCAACACTTCCCGACCTGCAAGCCAAACAGACCCGCATGAAGCAGTTCAAGGATCTGCACGAGCAGATTTACATGCTCGACCAGGAAGAGGCCAAGAAGTGGTGCCTGGGCGGTACGGCGGAAGAAGAAACCAAGCGGCTGGAAGAAATGCAGTTGGTCGTCGGTGTTTTACAGGAACGCAAAGAAGCGGCAGCCAAGAAGAAGACAGAAGTACAGGGCGTACCGCTAGGCGACTTGTTTCCCAAAAAGTAAACCATGAGCACAGCAACCATCATCGCGCCAGTCTGCCCGGAATGCAGCTCACCTATGCATCTCCGGGAGACCAGGCGTTTCAGCTATGCGAACGGCAAGCCGCGTAAGTTTTGGGGCTGCTCACGGTATCCCGATTGCCGCGCGGTCCACGGAGCCCACCCGGACGGCAGACCTCTGGGCGTACCAACAAATGATGCCGGCAAGAAAGCACGTATCGCAGCGCATGAAGAGTTTGACGCGATGATCAAAGAACGAGGCTGGGGCCGTACCGGCGCCTACGTCTGGCTCTCGCGCAAGATGCAGCTACCGGAAGACCGGTGTCATATCGGCCAGTTTGACGAACAGCAGTGTGCGCGTGTGATCGAGATCGTACAGGCCGCGCGCAAGAGGACGAGGAAAACAGCGTGAACAGAAACGAACTAATCAGAGCATTGCGTGAGGTTGATGGATTGCCCGATCCACAAAAAGGGCCAAAACATCGGCATATTTACGAGGCCGGAGAAGGGCCGAAGCTGAAACCATCCGGGCGCTTTTATATGTCGTATGCGGCTTTTCCCGGTGGGTCGTCAGAAGAAATTCCCTTGGTTTTGATTAAGGAATTGGAGCGCGAAGGGATCATCGTGCAGGAGTCTCCAAAATTCCGCAGTTGGGTGCTTGCCGATAAGGAGAGCGCAGCGTGAACAGAAACGAAGGCCAGCGTATAGCGGCCAGCATGTTGAAACCGGGCGAGACATACCACTTCCACTCGAAATCTTTAGGCCGCTGCAACTTGAAGTTCCTGGGCGGATTGAAGTTCCTGATTGTAGGCGGCTGGCTGCAGAGCCAGAAGACAAAACGGAAGTGGAATGAAGGCGAAGAGTTCACGCTACCGGCTCTGGGTATCGGTGACTTCTGGGAACTTCCAGACATCGGCGAGGTAGCTGAGTGAATTTGTTCCCCATTGTGGCATTCGACTTGATCGACAACGAACGGGCAGATACCGCGCTGCGCGATTGGGGTCACTGGCTTGGCGGCTGTAACCGTCCGTTTGGTCGTCAGTCCTTCGGTCTATTCCTACATGGGGAACTTCTCTGTGTTGCAGTAAGCGCCTCGACGGTAAACGCAAGGTGCGGCGGCTTGAACCGCAGCGAGATCGTTGAACTAGCACGACTCTGCTCGCATCCGGATCACCGCGACCTGACCAGAGTTGGATTGCGCTTGTGGCGGAAGATAGCGGCTGGCTGTTGGGAAAAATATTGGCCGGTTCATTCCTACGTGAGCTATGCAAACGCCGCGAGGCATAAAGGTGACATATACCGTTTCGACGGCTGGACAAAAGTGGCCGACGTACCGGGCGGACACGCCGGAATAAATACCGGATGGACTCGCCCACGGCAAAACTACGAAGCAAAAAGTGTTTGGGTTTTCAACATCCGGCCAGTAGCCACATTAAACACCCTCAGCGGGGAGGGATCCAATTACGTTGTCCCAACGGAGCACGGCGACAAAGAAAAAGAAGTTGAGGTCGCGGAGTGATCCAGAAAGGAGCCAGATGGAAGCCGACGAGGAGTTATTCGCGTGCACTTACTCGCACTGCCAGGACATCGTTCTCAAGTTCCCGTTCGTTGACGAGAACGGCAACAAATTCTGTTCTCCGTTCTGCCGGCGCAAGTTTACGGAAGAAAAGAAAGCCGCGATCGCGGCGCTCGAAGCCGATCCAGAGGGCACCGTTTCCCGGAAGGCTGGATGAGCGCAGTTACATTACGGGCGGCGGACGGGTGAGATTGTTTGGTGAGGACATGCTCGGCCTTCGGATGGATGCTTTTTCCCGCTCAAAGGGCCAGTGTGAAGCCAAGAAGCACCATCCGGCATGCCCTCGGTATGTAGGTTGGAACTTCGGTGAGCTTGCCCACAAACAGCACGGCCCGTTTAAAACCGACACGCTGGAGGGAGTCGAATTTCGATCCAGCCATTGTCACCAGATCATGCAGCACGCAAGCAACAAACCCAAGGGAGTGGAGTGAAATTGGCTAAGGTATTCACGATTTACTGTGCTTGTGGTGATTCGTTTGTGACTATCTGCCGACGAATGCGGTGGTGCCTTAGATGCCGCAAGGCTGGTCGAAACCGCAGCCGTCGCCGTGACTACTTTGCCGCTCGTCAACGCCGCGCCCGTGTTGCCTTATCTCCCGGTTCCCATACTCATCACGAATGGCTGGCTGTACTCCAAGCCCAACAATGGCTTTGTTATTACTGTCACCGCGAGATGACAGAGGATACATGGACACGTGACCACATCATACCCCTGTCTAGGGGCGGCTCTGACTACATTAGCAACATAGTTGCCGCGTGCCGTAGTTGCAATTGTAAAAAAGGAACTATGAGCGCTACTGCTTTTAAGAATACTTACATAGATTATGTATGTATATCTTTAGAGCAGCAGCAGGCGGCACCGCAATCTGTGGAAAATACAATTCAAGGCACTGATAACAAACTAGAAAGTGAACTAGAAAATCTGTGGAAATCAACATCAGATGCTGTTGAACCATTGTGGGTAGATACGTAACGCCGGGAATTATATTTGCAGTATCCGCAGTATTCCACATAAATCCACAGGTTTTACACAGTAACACAAGAGGAACCGCATGGCCGAGTTTGTACACGTCAGCGAGATTGAACTTCCGGAGCAAACTGTAAGCGCAGACGATCCTGTGATTGAATGCGCAAAATGTAGCGATATGGGATGGAAAAAAATAACCGTACCAGGGAAGGCAGATCGGTTTACCCGGTGCGACTGTTTTCTGGAGAAGCGCAAGGGTCTACTTTTGAAACAGGGTCGCATACCAGAGCGGTACGCCCATGGCTTCAGTGAGTTTGCGACAGACTTTCCGAGCGCCAGCCCATCACTTGGAATCTCCAAACTGGCCGCAATTAAGTTTGTCGAAGAATACCCAGCAAGCAGAGAAGGGCTGCTGTTTGTTGGTCCATTGGGCGTGGGGAAGACACACCTTGCCTGTTCGGCGCTGCGTGAACTTGTGGCGAAGGGGGTCCCGGTTTTGTTCTATTCCTACGCCGACCTACTCACCGAGATACGCAACACGTACAACGACAACGGCGCTGCGAAGTACGTCACCGACGACGAGGGCAACCACTGGGACACAGAGAGCCAAATTTTAAATCACGTGATCAACGTGGAAGTGTTACTTCTGGACGAATTGGGGAAAGTTAAAGCCAGCGACTGGGTGCTGGACAAGATCCGGGAAATTATCGGCGGTCGCTACGCAAAGCAGCGCACAACTTTGGCAACTACAAACTTTCCGCTGGCAGCGCAGCGCGCTCCTGGTGGTCCACCGCCAATACTTTTACAAGACAAGATCGGCGCCGACATGGTTTCAAGGCTGCGCGAAATGTGCCGCGTTATTCCCATGGACGGAATTGATTTCAGACAGAGGGTCAAGGCAGTAAATTTCAGATGAAGTTAGCCGAGAAGTTTCAAAGGAGTGTTTAGTTATGGCAAATGAATTGGCGGTACAGAACGAAACCGATCCCATGATCATCGGCCAAATTCGTCTATCGAAGTCCAGAGGCTCAAAGATGGCCAGCTTCATCATCGCGTGGCACTTGGATGTGAGAACACTTTAACGAATCAGAGCGCGAACTGTTTTAGCAGCCGCGCTCCGGAGTTGAGAAAGGAAATATATGAATCAATCTACCAGAGAATCACAAAGTTCGCTCTATCACACACTGGTGAGTGCATACCGGAACCGGCTCATTGCCGAGGCATTGCAGAGAAACGGCGGCTCGGTGGGACTGGCAGCCCGGGACTTGGGGATTCACCGCAACATGGTCACACGGGCAAAACGCTCGATCGGGGCCGAAGTGCAGTTCCGCCGGCGCGCCAAGCCGCAAAAGAAAGCACAGGTTGATCTCCTGGTGGCCGCGTCAGAAAAACTTTACCGGCTGGCCCGACTGAAAGAGATGGTGGCCTGAGATGAAGATTCTGGGCAAGACCGAGCAGGAGCGCGCCGAGTTCATCGTTAAAGGCTGCCTGACGCGGCTTGCCCTGATGTTCCAGTTCTCCGGTCGTACTTTCACCGGGCCAGAAGTGGCGAACGTGATTCTTGCCGCATGGTTCGCACACGACAAGCCGGAAATATTCACCGAGCAAGAGCAGCTTACGGAAGGAAGAAACCGATGACCCGCCGCATCTCCCTATGTGCCTACTGCACCCCTGAGCCGCAAGGTTCGGTACGCGCCTTCACGCCGAAGGGCTGGAAGCGCCCAGTGCTTACCAGCGACAACAAGAACCTGAAGTCTTTCCGGCAAGAAGTCTCAAAGGCCGCAATGAGCGCTCGGTCTGCTGCTGGGTTCGGAGATCTGGTTTTTTTGAAGCATGAGCCGGTAGAAGTGACATTCACCTTCTACTTCTCGCGCCCGCCGTCTATCCCCAAGAAGCGCACCTGTCATGTGGTCAAGCCGGATTTATCGAAGCTCGTTCGAGCTGCCGAAGATTCTTTGACGGGAATAATTTTCAACGACGATGCCCAGGTGATCAACATCAACGCGCGGAAAGAGTATGGGCTTCCGGAGCGCGTGGAAGTGGAAGTCAAAGAACACGCGGCCAGCGTTCCGGAGTTACTGGCCAAAGCAATCAACGGTGCGCCGGTGCGCGCAGTCACAAGAATTCCAGAAGCAGACAACAACTTTTAACCGAGAGAGGAAACCTACATGTCCGAGACAAACGGAAACACCAACGGAAACCGCAGTGCAATCGTAAAGGAGTTTCTAAAGTACGTCTTCAGCGGTGAAGAGATGCACGATTTCGCAACTGAACTCGCGCGCAAAACCTCTGAGATGTCAGAAACCGAAGAAGCCAAGAAAGCGACCGTCGCTCAATTCGGCGACCGCATAGCCAGCCTTCGGGCTGATACCAGTTCACTCGCACGCAAGTTCAACAGCGGGTACGAGTACCGAAACATAGAGTGCAAGGTTCTCTATCACAAACCGAGTCCGGCACAGAAAACCATCATTCGGTTGGACACCGGAGAAGTGGTCAAGGTCCAGGCGATGACGTTCAACGAATTGCAAGAGATTCTGCCGTTCGCGGAAACGACTGTCGAATTGGCACCGGAAACAGCAGTGGTGGCAGAGGGCCAGACCGAGCCACCGCCGGAAGGAACACAGGCCACAGCAGCATGAGTTCATCCTACGGAAGAATCGGCAATCGGTATTACTTCACTCGCTCGCTGCGAAGCGCGCCCCGTGAACGTACTGCGCGGTTGCCGATCTTACCGTGTCCGCTGTGTGGCTTGTGGCGAGCCAATCTCAAGATCCACACCGGAAGCAGATTGTGTTTGAAGGCAAGGGCAAAACAGTTACAGGCGAAGGAGAAAGCAGCATGATCAAAGCAAGAATTATTCTCGGTATTTTGGCAGCGGCAATAGTCGGTCTGCAGTTTCCGCTGGCGAATCTAAACCTTCCCGATAAGTGGAACTACGCAACCGAAGGCGCGAGCGTCGTCCTGTTCGTCGCTGCGGTCAGCATCATCATTTTTTCTTTCTTCCGCGTGCATGAAACGCTCACCGGAGATTTGTGCTTTGACGGCAGCAACCCGCTATGGAAGCTTATGCTTTTCTTTGAATCGACAGAGGAAAGGCCACTCAAGAGTATGTCGCTCTGCGGAACCTACTGGCTGACCGTACTCGCTATAGTGCTGGCCTCGTTCGTCATTGCGCTGGTGAGTTTTTTCGCGGCAGTAGTCATCCCTGATCTATGGCACGCATTCATGGAAGACCCAAAGACCGCGCTGAAGACGATCGGCATTATCGTCGTATGTCTAATCGCGCTGGCCGTGATCACGTTCGCCATCGCAACTCTTTGTCAGAAGTACCCGCGATTCGGAAAAGTGTTCGCGATTACAGCACTTGCCGGCGTTATTGGCTTCGTGCTTTTCGTTGCGACGGTTTTACCGGTGATGGATATTCAAACTAAGCGCCACATCTCAACCCCAGCAGCAATCGAAATTTACCTTCACTATGCCGCATACACAGTGAGCGCACTGGCTATCGCGATCCTGTTGATCTTTGCTGCATTCAAATATGTACCGATCCTAAAAAATACATGGCTCGGGAGAATCTTCGGCATGCTAAAGAAAAACTTCTGTCCTCAACTCATGGCCTGCAACCACGCTAGCGAAGAGGCGGCTGGGTAAGGGACCCACGAAGGAGTCCCAACGCTAGGACGATGTAACAAAAAGAAAAGGAAACCATTCTATGAATACGCAATCACAGACGATCATTGATGCAGCAACAGAACTGGACGCCACTCTCAACGAAAATAACTCTGCCATCGACTCCCTCAACGGCAAGCTACAGGCCTGCACCGACCAGGGACTTCTGGATAAGGCGCAAATCGAAGACCTGCAAGGGAAACTCAAGCTCGTGGCTGCGGACGATCAATCGCTTGCAGCAAAGGTGCTGGCGCTCCAGTCCCAGCTTGCGGCACGGCCGCTAATATTCAACATCAAGTCTCAACTTCCAGCCGGAATAAAGCTACTGGCTAACTGTCAGGGCTGGTTCAATGGCTCCGACGGCTCAAAACACATGGCCAACGTCTGCCAGAGTGACGATCCTAGCACGGTACACAACCAGGTGCTCGCGGCCCATGCAGTCGGAATAGATGGCTTCATTGTGGACTGGTATGGCCCACAGGCGGCAGACTTCGCTAAACCGACCGACAGGTTCACTCAGTTGCTTGGTGCTGCGACTGCAGCCCTTGGGATGGAGTTTTCTATCATGGTTGACTCCGGCACGTTTAAATGGGCGACAGGAGACCACATCTCGGTCCTTAACTCCGCCCTGGCCTACATCCGCCAAAAGTATCTCCCGCTCGCGAACTACACCAAGATTGCCGGTAAGCCGGTACTGTGGGAATTCGGCTGGGCGAACGCTAAGATGGACGTGTCGGCCTTTGCAAAAAATAACCCAGACCTGACCGTGTTGAATCAGACCTCGGTCGCGGCGAACTGCGCCGGTAGTTACGGCTGGGTCAATGGCTTCGCGCCGAGCAGCCCACAGCAATACATCGAATTCTATCTCGGCAAAAAAGACGCTATCCAGATCCCGTGCATATTCGACGGCTTCGACGACCACAACCCGAACGATCCAGCGCATTCAATCTGGGACAAGACCGCGCCGGCCAGAAAGATTCCTTACGGCCAGTGGCAGATGTGTATCGACGAAATCAACAAAGCGGCCGCAGCAGGAAAGAAGTTTGAAGCGGCACAGATATGCACCTGGAATGATCACGACGAACGTACCGAAATGGAATCACGGTTTCTTGCTCTTGCGGGGCTGAAGCTGTTTTAAAAAGCAACCACGGAGCGAAGTGGGGTTTTTGGGCTTGGGACCCTGAGCCAAGCGAACCACGGGCCATGCGCTGTAGACGATAAAGATTTGAGAATTTCTGACGCTGGGGGAATGGGGATGGAGAAGAAGATGACGGAGAGAAAACATGCAAGGTAAAAAGCAACCTGCCATTGAGCGATTCTGGGACAAGATTTCTCCTGAACCAAACACCGGATGCTGGCTATGGACTGGAGCAATACGTTCCAATGGATACGGAACCATACACCTTCCAGCGCGTACCCTTGCTCACAGATTCTCGTATGAGCAATTTATCGGGACGATCCCAGAAGGCGCAATGGTGTGCCACAAGTGCGATGTTCGCTGCTGCGTTAATCCTGCACATCTCCTTGTTGGCACCGCATACGACAATGCGATTGACTGCTTGGTTAAAGGCCGGAATAAAGCTACTAAGCTTTCGGAAGCACAAGTCAAAGAAATTAGAGAAAGCAATCAATCCATTAAGGAACTAGCCGCTGTCCATGGCGTAGGAGAAACCGCTATAGGCCACATTCGGCAGGGCATCGCATGGAGGCACGTATGATTCCTAAATGTCCGAAGTGTGGGAGCGATGATATTGGATTCTGGCCGTTTGTGGGGCAGGTATCATGCAATAAATGCTCTGCTGTTGTCGGCAATTTCACTAGGCCTCATCCCGGCCTTGGAATGTTTCGGCTATCCGACTTTGCCCAGTTCTTTGCCCCAGCCCCAGCTCAGGAGCCGACGAATCCGTCGCTTGACGGTAATCCATCGTGCCATGTATGTGGAGCAATATTCACTCCTGCTGGCGTTCTCATTGGCAGGATATTCAAGCGCACTCATTGGCTCTGTATGTCATGCGGAACTAGCACACTGCCTGAACCATCCGCGCCCAAGGTTGAACTGTGCTCCTGCGGACACGCGCCACACGGAAGCAAGCAGTGTACATGGGTGGGCATGGAACCAGAGGAACAAGGATTTATTTGTGATTGCCCTTGGACTATAGCGCCCACCCAAGCAACGGAGATGGCCTCCGCGCCACAGGCTGTACTGCAAAAGTTGGTGGATTGGGATGAGCGTTACCCGCGCAATCAATACCGCATTGTTGAATATGGTGCTGTACAGGCCAGCGAAAAAGAATTAGACGTTATATGCGAAGAGGCCCACAAAGTTCTCGCCGCTCCCTCCTTGGCAGGAACGCAGCCCACGCCAACACTGGAATTCCTAACCTTCTTCGCAAAGTGGTGGGCAGATATGGATTTGGCGAAGTTGCGCGAGTCGATGAATGATCCTATCTGGGCAGACGGAAAGCATTGCGGCGATTGCACCAAACAGCCTGCTACTTGTAATAGATGCGTGCTTGAAGATATCGAGAAGCAAGCAGCTGAATTTGCAAAATATCTCCCCGGCGCGGCCCAAGGGACGCCACAGGTGGAAGAGATCGCACGGGCCATAGCTACAGTGGTTGCACTTGATGTCTGCAACCTCACGTTCGAGAGACTTGAATATTTTGTTCCGTTAATTGCCAATGAACTTCGCAAGCACTTGGTAGGCGCACCCGCTCAGCCGGGGCATAAGCATATTTGGTTGCCAAGCTCCAAGGGTAAAGGCTATTCGTGTGGCGTGTGCGACAAGGAGAAAATATGAAAAGGCCAATGTTGATTCGTCAGAGTCCGATGACCCGTCGCTGGTACGCATTCACCAACTATGAATGGCTTGATGCTGAGCGCAATGCGCTGGTAATCAAAGGCCAAAAGCAAGATGTGACAGACGAAATTGAACGTATTATTTCGCAATCAGCCATTAAGACCGCTCAGCCGGGACCGGAGGAGAAGAGATGAATACTTTCTGGGTAATCGAACGTTTTGAGAACGGCAAGAGTCAAGGCTATTGGGCTGGGGATAGCTCACGGGATTTCATTACCGAAATAGACAACGCGATTCACTTCTGCCGCCGTGATGATGCATGGCGAATCAAGCGCGGTTGGCATTGGCAGGACACTCAGGTAACGGAACACGCATATCTCGATTCCGCCCCCTCTCCAGCGCAAGGAACGCCGGAGCCGCCAATAAACGGCGAACGATGGCTGGCAAGACGTGGCTTTGCGGATATTCGCAACTACTCATCAACCGAGCTTGGCCCTCTGCTTGAAGCGTACCGCAATGAAACCGCGCTGGCCGGGCCGCAGAACGGGCAAGGGTGGGACGAAGAAAATTATGTGGCATGGTGCCGATACGCCCACAACTCCGCAGGCGAAACTAACGGAATACGGTTGTGCGACTCAGACGCACCAGGAGCATTCAAAGTTTATCGGCTCCCCGCTCCACCTACCGGGGACGCGCCAACGGAGAAGAAATGAGCATTGACTCGGTAACGAGATCGCAATAACACGCATATCTATGCAGGAGGAAACACAATGAACGCAACAGCAGAAGTATCTATCAGCAATCCAGTAATCACTTTCTATGGCCCACATCCATGTGATCTTTGCGGCAGAGGGCCAATCATTCGTGGCAGCGTTGAACAGGGCTTTGGAGATATTCGGCTGGACTCTCCCAATGAGTTTATCTACCCAAACCACAAGTGGCAAGAGCATCTATGCGGGGCGGCAAAAGTAGCCAAGGACTTGGGAGTTGATTCTGTACATGTGCTCGGCGCTGCTTGCCCAAGCTGTGATGAAAACGACGAAGAACTCAAGGCATTTATCCGCGATTCCACTTCTCTTAAAACGAAGGTAGACCAGAGATGGTCGGCATGGCTCGATGATCGGGAAGATGGCATTGTCGGCACGGGAGCAACCGAGATTGAAGCCATCAAGGCGCTTGCGGCACAACACACAAAGGAAGGCCATCAAAAAGGCTGCGTGTGTGCGGATTGTAGCGGAGCGGAACTAACGTCCGACAACGACTAAAAGGAGGAACCATGGAAAATCGAGTCCTGGCCTACAGAGGCGCAAGAACCTTCACCCGTGCGGAACTGCTGTATAAGATGAGTCATTACGGAACAGTCTGCACGCTCACCGAACTTACTGGATGTTTCGATTTTGTAACCGGACGGCTTGTTACAGATGGAAACGACGATAGCCAGGAAGGTTGTTAAGCCAACATCCCCGGTTGAGTGTGACAGCCGGGGACGCGCAGGGGGAGGGGCGGAAATGAGACAGCCGATTGAACATGAATTCTGTGAGCACAATGTATGCCTCAAATGTGAGCGTTGCGATTTATGCTCAGCAGCGAAAGAGGGAAAAGATGCCGCGCTAAGAATCATTGACAAAATCCGCGCCCAGCGTAGCAGAAAAGACTGAGCCGTGAGCCTATCTATTCCTTCTTGCATTCATCAGACCGCGCCGGCCTAAAGCTACCGGGGCCTTCGATACGGCCAGTTCTGCGGTGATCTGCGCGTGCCTGATCATTCTGCTGGTAGCATCTTCAATCGGTATACCCGCCAGCGCTTCCTCGATCCGAACCGAATCCGGTTTTGCGGCCGTCGTGATAAACGAATAGATTCCGTACCGTGTGTCGTCCATTACGTCGTCCAGATCGTCGCCCGGTACCTTGATTAAATCTCCTGGCTTTTTCTCATCGTGCATTCTGGTTGGTATCGCTTCTACGAGTTTCGGGCAGGTATCGGCTACGGCCCATTCGCCACTTGAGAGCATCTGGTACATCAACTGCCAGCCGCCGATACGGTCGTTCGACGCTTTAATGCAGGCCAGATTGTAGGGATCCAGCTTCTCGTTGATCTGGTCGGCGATGGTGTGGCCGTCGCCAATGTCTTTGAAGTTTGCCGGGTCGAGGTACACGGCGACAATGCGCCTAGCATTTCCCTGGTACGCTGGTTTGACGAATGTTTCTATGACCTGTTCGGCAAACTCATACGCCGGCATGTGGGCAGCGACAAGCTCGCCGATGGTCCTGATCTTGCCTTCCTGAGTCCTAACGTGCAGATGGGCCGAGGCTGAAGACTTTCCAAACCCATAGTCCATGGAGATGAAGTGCGAGTCCCACCAGCGCTCGCCCACCGTGGCATACGGTACGCGCATGGTGTCTTTGTTCCAGTTGGAGAAGTAGGCGCCGTCCAGTTCACACCAGCAGCCCATCTCAAGAGACTTGGCCAGCGAGCCGGATTGCATCTTCAGCAACTGGGCGTACTTGTCGCCGAGTAAATTGTGGTCGCTGAGTTTTCCCGGTATGAACGCGGTGGTCAGCGGAATGTGGGCGTTGTCACTCTTCCACGTTGCGTTCTTATAAATCTGGCCGGGAATTGCGGAGCGCTCCGGTTCGTGTACCGGGCAGTGACCGCGAAGGAAGGTATGGATGTGCCATGCCGCGCCGATGCCGCCGGGGTTGGTGCCAAGGCGTGCGCGCAGACGTAAGGATGGATCGGTGGCGCGAAGACGGCTGAGAATCGTGCGGACGCGGAACTCGGGCAGAAGCGTGGACTCGTCAAAATATTCCGCGCTGAATTCTTTTCCCCAGTAGTTCCAGACGTCAGCGTCTTTGTCGATATAGCCGAGAGATACGGTTGCCTTCGAGGGGAATGTCCAGATTTTCTTTTGCTCGTTGTAGGTGGCGAGCATGGGCCGGTAGAGGCGCTGCTGCTTCTCTAGGAGGTCGCTGAGCTGCGGGAATGTTTGACGGAAAAATATGGCGCGCAGGTTGGGATTGTCGCGCTCTTGGATGGCGTCCAAGCAGAGGGTATGGCTCTTGAGTGATCCTGCTGCACCGCCGAACATGAGGAGTTCGGCTTCACAATCAAGAGCTGCTTTTTGTGCGGGAGTTTTCGGCCACCATGGATGATTTGTTAGGGGATCAATTACCTGGACTGTGCTCAATGGGTTGCTGCTTTATCCACTTCGATTGATAGACTTCTACTTCGCCGTTTTCGCGCTGGATTACGCCACTCTTGATTTCGCCTTCTTGCGCATCTCCGGTGTACTTCAACAACTCGCCGAGAAATTTCAGAGCGTTGACCTGACTGGTGTACATGCCCATATTGTCCGGGCCAGCCTTTGAGATTTCCCATGCTCTTTGCGCTAGCGAGTCTTTGGTGATTGCTTGGCCGATGGCCGTACCGAGTTCTGTACCGGAGGCAACGACGATAGCTTTTGTCGCGGCTGCAATGGCTGCTTTCTTCTGTTCGATTGCAGCCTTGACCGCCGGGAATTTCATCATCTTCGCGCCGGCCACATTCGGATGTTTCAAGCCTGCTTTGCGTGCTGCGTCGGTATTGTTTCCTTCCCAGAAAGAAACAAATTGAAGTTGCTTCTTGGTCAGCGGTTTCAGTTTTACTGCTTTTACTTCTTCGGACATGGTGTACTTCCTATCGGTGTTTCTTGGGATGGCTGGTGCTCACGCCGACCTGTGACAACAGAAATGACTTTGCCGGGTGGTGACTCTTTTGCGCTCGATTGTATTGCTGTACCGGCCCTAGGGTATTTCCGGCATACTTCAAGATTTCAGCCGCATTACTGCCAAGGCTATGCCTGTGCCACTTGTACACCGGGGCTCCGCTGTAAAAATTGCGGTTAAAGAAAATCTCGGCTGCCGTCTGCGGGAATACTGCCGGAGTGAACGAGTCACGCATAACGTCATTCGGTGCCTTGTTGCCGTCCATCAACTCTTTTATTTCAAGAGGGATCGTGGAAGCTCCAGCAGGAACCATATGCGCGTCCCTGTCGCCGGTGATCTTCTTGAGAACGGCTTTCGATAGTTCATATCCGACGAACGTCACAAGCCCAAGCATAATCAGGTGGTCGAGTCCCCGCAGTCTTTCCTTCGGCGTACTGCTTGGCCCGGCAACTTCCTTGCCCATCTCCCAGTACGACTTCCATCTGCCGTAGTGATAGCGTCCGAACATCGAGGCCAGCCGGCTCCCCATGAAGTCACCGAGCATCTTCGAGTTCATGATCCGCGTCGGTATGCGGTAGTTCGGGATGTGTTTCTCGGTCAGGCCCATTGCCTGCTCAAAGTCCATGTTCGGATCTCGCGCCATCTTCTCGTAGGCTGCTTGCAGCATGAATATGTCGTTCGACATCCACATCGCCTTCTGGCCCATCTTGCGCAGGTTGTTCAGCATGCGCAGTCCGGTCGCCCGCGATAGGGTGTTCACTACTCCGGTATCTGCCGAGTCGGCCTTGTCCCAACCAGTGAGACGCGCGATCTCACCGGCAATGCCTGGGTTCTTTTCCAGATGGCCGACGATGGTTTCAAAGAGTTTTTGGTTTAACTGTTGCAGGTCTGTCCGGTGGGACATCATCGGCGCGCCGTGATCGAGCGCCGAGAGGAAATCTTTGTTCTGGGTAGCGACTGCTTTGATGGCCTTCACTCCGGCCTTTATCGTGGTCGGGGTCGGCAGCTTCACTGTGCCGGAAACGCCGCGTTCGATAAGCGCATGGTTGGCAATGTTACGGATGTGGGGAATCGGGTTCAATAGCAGAGAGGCGGTCATGAAGTTGCCGACCTTCTCTAAGAACGTAACCGGGTCCGGATGCAGTTCTTTGGCGAACCGGTTCAACACTTCGGCCATGTGCGGTTCAAAGTAGTAATCGCGGAACTGCGGCAGATCGACTGACCGCCAGCCGTCCGGCGGCATGGAGCCTTTTTCGCTCTTGAATGCCATCTGGTTGAAGCCGGGATCGGACTTCATGGATTCCAGCGCATCGTTAGCGCGCTTGGCCCGCAGCAGTTGCAGGTAGTCGGTTACCGCGGAGGCAAGGGCGTTTTTGTAATACTTCAGGTTTGTGGCCGATTCAATCTCTTTGGTGGTGGCCTGCTGGAGCGTCCACGGTTTGCCGGTCTTGTCGTTGAAGTTGTCGCCAACTTTTAACCGAGGGCTCGCGCCCATGTCTTCCGGCGCGCCGTTCTTGAAGCCGGTGATTCTGCCGCCTTCCATTGAGACGACTTGCCGGTTGCCGTCTTCATCCTCAAGCGCAAACATCTTGCGCTGCTTCAGGGACGCTGCCGATTTGGAAAGTACATTCCCCTTGCCAGTTCCCTGTTTGCCGCGCATCGCCCGTTCTAGCTGTGAAGACTTGCCCTGCACAACACGGTGAACATAGCCTTCTTCGCCCATCGGTACACCGGCGTTATTCAGTTCTGACCGGATGGCCGAGGACTGCTGCATTAGAGGCTTGACGATCTTGTCGAGAACGGACTGCTGCTTTGAGTCGAGCGGAACGCTTGAGTCTTCCAGATGGTGATAGATTGCAGCCTGGTCTTCCGGTGTGGAGAGCGGCCCGGCCTGCTTCATTAATTCGATGGCGCGCAGCACATCGGCTTCGTACTGCTTGGAGAGGCCAAAGAGCTTGTCGTCTACCGAGCGAGATTCGGCTGTCTGCTTGATGGTGTCTTTTACGAAGCTGGCTACCGGTTCGACGACACCGCGAGTCAGCACTTCCGGGATGTCGGCTGCGGCAAAGCCGCGCTCTGACTCTTTCCCTTTTACGCTGCGGTCGCCAAACAATCCTGTCTGCCCGCTGGCTTCTGAGTCGCGGAACAGTGGCGAGCTACGTTCCATCTCGCCTGTCTTGCCGCTGATGGATTTTGTCTCGGTAAGTCTTTTGCTGAGGTCTTCGCCCTGAGTTGCAGCAGCAGATTCCTTGCTGGCTTCAATGTGCGGAGCCATGCCGGGAAGCGCCGGTTCTTCGGCAGATGGTTTACGCCTGCGGAGAGGTTCAAGAGCTTCAGTCTGTTTTACTGAGGCTTGCCGGTCGGCTTCTGTATGGCCGTTTCTTCGGTCTGAATCTTTTTGATTTCCGTCAGTACCCTGTCCTTCGACTCTGGAGAGAGTTTTTCTGAGTTCGGTTCTGGCTTGCTTGTAGGCATCGGCTTTGACGGTGGCAGGGTTTTCGCGTTTGGCGAGCCGCTGGGCGGCTGTTTCGAGGATGTCGTCAATCGGCCCCCTGCTGGCGCTGAGTTTATCATAAAGCTCTCCGGCCTGGGCGGCTTCCAATGCGATCTTCTGGTTCGCTCCGGCCTTAATGTTCTGGCCTTTTACCTGCCCCAAGACTTCGGCTTTGCCTTCGCTCGATACCGCGCCGAAGACGCGCTTCTCCTGCATCAGTTTCTGCTTGATGTAATCCGAGACTTCGGCTTTATCGAGAGCGTTGTTTTCTGTGCGGAAGGACTTGCCGAATAGACCGCCTTCTTCTGTGGTAGTTTCCTTGGCGCGACCGGCGAACCGGGCGAGCTCTGACACCTGCCCATCGGTGATCCGGCGACCGCGCTTCTCCGCTTTCTCGATCAGTTTGAGGACGGCTTCTTGTGTAGCTGGATTGTCGGTTGCTTTTCCGATGGCGATACCACGGCCCTGAGACAGTTCTCCGTTGACTACTTTGTCGAAGAGGTAGGGATCGAGCTTTGAGAGGGCCAGCCCGTTCTCGGCGGTAGCTTCGCCCATCGAGACACCATGCTTTTCGAGGTCTGCCGGTGTGATGCCGCGCTCACGGAAGAACTTCGCGGCATCTACGGGTGTACCGCGCCCTTCGGCGATGTTCTGCAATGCGCCTGCTGCCCGCGCTTCGCTGGCGGTATCTACATTCAGGTGACGGGCAAGTAAGTCCTTCTGGCCGTTCTGTTTTGCCAGTTGAACCCGATGGTGACCGTTTACCACGTAGGCCTTGCCGTTCGCTGGGTTGTGCCAGATAGAGACTACGCCGGCCAGATCGTCATTCCACTTCTGGCCTGAGAGCAGGTTCGTGACACCGTGCTCGTTGGTGTTGAGTTTGTACTGGAATTCTTTCGGTGCCAGGGTGAGGCTTTTTACCGGGACGCGCGCGGCATGACCTTTGGCCGGGATACCTTCAAGCAGTTTTACTTCTGCGGTTCTACCGTGATCTTCTTGACTTGCTTCGGATCCAGCTTCAACAATTCCTCGAAGCTCCCCACGCTTTCTTTCTCCGGCTGCTTCTCGCTGGGACTTGTGGGCTTTGAGTCCGGCTTCTGCGGTGTCGAGGTCTTTTCCTGTGCCATAAGAGAAATTTGCTCCCTTGAATTTTAGTACCGTGCCGTCAGACTTTTCTACCGAAATAACGCGGTTCTTGAGTATGTCCCGCGCCTTGGATAGTTTGGTCTTCAGGTCTTCCGGTGACTCGCCGCGGTGCAGGAATTCGTCGCCCTTATCGTGGTATGAGTCGAGTCCTGCTTCCTTCAGCGCTTCGGCCTTGGCTTTCAGTAGCGCGTTCCCGGCATCATAGCCAAACTTGTCGTTCAGCGCTTTCAGTCCGTCAGCATCAGACATGGCGACTGCTGGCGACTTACCGGCATGCTCCGCTTCGGTGAATGCTCTTTTATTGGGAAGGTCTACCGTGTCCGAAGTCAGCAGCGCTTTTGCGCGTTCTTCCGGTGACATGTCGGCAACCTTCTTACGTTGGTCCAGGTTGGTCCGGCGCTCCGGCTGCGCTTCGTGTTCAGCCACTAGGTCTGGAGTGGCTTCGTGCTGCGCGGCTTCGTGCTGAGCTACGAGGTCAGGAACTTCATTCTTCGCGATTTGCGAAGTTGCCTCTTTTTCGGGAAGATTTTGGGTAGTCGGCTCCCATACTCCAAGACCATCTTTATCGAATCCTTTAAACTCTTCTGTCAGACCATCTTGCCAAACTCGGCGCTCAGGCGGTGCTTCCGATTTTTTGACATCATTTGAGGTCAGATTTTGCGAAGTTGCATTTTCCTCAACCTTTTGCACAACCGGTTTCTCGGCTGCTGGCTGGCCCTGTGGCGCTTCGGATTTTGGCTGTACATCGACCTTGGCTGGAGCGGCAGCAGGCTTAGGAGCAGGCGCCGGCGCTGATGGCCGGGCCGTTTTCGCGGTAGTCTGCTTCTCGGTTTCCTTTGCGGCTTTCTCGGCTTCCTTGGCAGCTAAGTCTTGAGCTTTATCGTGTGCGCTCGAAGCGTCATTGATGATCTTGGCCGCAACAGCGGAAACTTGATCCGGGTTCTTCGCCAAAACTACCTTGCCATCTACGAAGACACGGCCATTGTTGTCCGTCAGCCATTGGCTGATATTTTTGTGTGCCTCCTCGATTAAGGCGTTTTGCTGCTCTGGCGGTGCTTTAGAGATGACATGGGCGATGAATTCAACCTGATCCCCAGATAGCTTATTGTCCATCCCTGCCTTTTGGCTCGGGGTTGGCGGCTGTACTGGAGGAGACGGCTTCGGTATGTTCCCGGCATTCTGCTCGTACCGGACCATTGCGGCCGTAGCTTCGTCGATAACTGGCGGCGGGGTGGCTACTGGAGCTTGTGCGCCGTTGCGCGGGATGTTGACTTCGAACTGGGTGTCACCGATCTTGGCGCCTGCCCGAATCGATTCCGGAGTCCGAACGTAAGCGGCCTTGGCTTTTCCGTCAAAGGCTTCAACACCTGAAAACTTAGCTTCACCGCCGGGAGTCTCAGCGCCAGAGAACTTCAATCCGGCCATCATGCCGGCGGCTGAGGGGATGACGAATGACGCTGCGCGTATCGCCCGTTCAGCTTCCGGGGATACCTTGCCGTGAACCGCCTTACCGGCTCCTTCGCTGGCGAGTGTTCCGGCAACAAGGCCAGCGCCAACTTTCAGCGGTGCTCCAGCGAGAGCAGCCGGTAGCGCTATGGTTCCAAGTTGGCTGGCGCCCTCCATCACCTCGGCACCGCCAAGCATGGTCTGACGATCACGCTGCGCCTGCTCAGGGGTGTGCGGTGCTTGCGGGAGCACCGCGGGGCCGCCGCGGCTGCTGCGCGCGGCTGGCATCTGTGGGCTTACCGGGGGAGCGGAGTTTTCTTTGATGCGCGAGAGCCCGGTAGCTATCGGTTCGGCACCGGCGGCAATATGAAGCAGCGGGTCTTTCCAGCCTTCGGCTTCAGGAACCAAAGGCTCCTGATATGGCTGGCCGGTTTTGGCGTTGTACTGAATCGGCTGGTCAAGTTGAGGGTCGTGCGGCTTACCGGCTACGGGGGCCAGCTTTCCGGAAAGCGCTTCCTGGGTGAAGTCGGGACGCTGCGGGGCGGTCTTCTGCTGCTCAAATTCCGAAACAAGATCAGGCGCGGATTGTTTTTGATCCTCGTACTCGCTAACGAGGTCTGGTGTTTCAGTTGGCATTTGATATTATTTGCGAATGGAAGGGCGCGATGATCTACATACTTGCGAAGAGTGCGGTTGTGAGTTTTCGCGCCACGAAACAACCGCTCTTACTCGGAACGATTTCTGCTCCGCGAACTGCGAACTTATTTGGTGGATAAGGCATTCATCCAGCGTAACTATCATTCAGGAAATGCCAATCGAAGAGGCTCGCCGCCGCTGGCCAGATCACAGTTACTTCAGGGAGTAGCCGTCATGGATAGAAGAAATTTCCTGCAACTCGCCGCTCTTGCTTTAGCCGGTAAAGCAGCAGAGCGTGTCTGGCCCTTCAGGGTGTACAGCATCCCGAAAGAGATTGTGGCTCCGTCGAAGTGGGATCAGACTATCGTGTCGCCAATATTCGACGTGCTCCCTGTGGTAGGTACGATCTTAGGCCCTGATGGTTCGCCAAAAGGCTTCATAAAGATCACCAGCGTTAACGGGAAAGAGCTTACGTGCAGTTCCGGGGTTATTCACTGCAAACCCGGGGACAGGTTAGTTCTACAGGAGCGAACATATCCTCACGTGGACTACCACAAGGTCTTTCCGCGTAACGGAGAACTCCTGAACCTTGCCCGCTCCTAGTTGATCGCGTACCCTTTGCCGGTGAACTGCTTGGCCGCATCCTCGTAACTCAGACCGTGCTTTTGCGCCAGAGCCTGTACATCGGCCTTGCTGATTGATTTCGCTCCCGGTGTTGCCGGAGATGGCTTCTGTTGTGCTGGCGCTCCGGTACGAACCGAGGCGATAGGCTGCTCAATTTTTGAATCTTCGGACTGTGCTGGCGCTGCGCTCTGTTGTTTGGCTGGCTTCCCGTAGACCTGATACTGCTCGGCTTCTTTGTCTTTCTCGGATTGCAGTGCGGATTTATCGGCTTCCCGCTTGGCTTCGATGTCGGCAAGCTTGGGCTGGATTTCGTCCTTGTTGCTCTCGAATGCCTTCGGGTCTTTGTCGGCCCCAAAGGATTTCAAGACGGCCTGACGCTGTGAATCGTACCGCTTCTCTACATCCTGGTACCGCTTTGCCCAGTGATCCTCAAAGCTCTGACGGTCTTTGGTGTGCGCTGCGCCGTTGCCGCTGGCTAATGCTTTCTGGATGTCAGCCGAGGTCATGTCGGCAACGTCATCAATCTTGTTGTCCTGCATGTAGGCATCGAGCTTAAGCTGGTCTTTGGCTGAGAGCTTCGGCCCCTTACCGGCGGTCTTCTGTTTTTCCAGACGATCCACTACGCGCTGCAGGACGGCCTTCTTGCCCGGGTCCTTCTCGTTTTCGAGGGCACCGACGTATTCCTCGTAGGTCTTCGGTTTGGCCTTGAGGTCGTTATTTTCGGCCCGCAGGTCTTCGGTCTCTTTATTATGCGCCGTGCGCTCGGTATTGAGATCAGTCTGGTACTTGTTGCGAATCTCGTCCGAGTCGGCCTTTCCTGCCGCACGCGCTTCGTCGTTGTAACTCGTCAGCTCGTGGCCGTAGCCCTTTTCTTTTTGGTTGAATTCGTCGTCCATCGAGGAAACCGCTGCCTTGTCGGCGCCGAGCCTATTCTGCCGCGCAACCTCGTCCTTTGTGTACTGGTTGTTCACTGCGCCCTTGCCATAGAACCCGGGTGCCGTTGGATCGACCGCGCCCTTGATTACCCCCCCGATGCCGCCGCTCATCAGGTCGCCGACTCCGCGCAGCAGTCGTGTACCGAATCCCGGCTTGTACTGCTGAAGCGTGTTTCCCTGAGCATCGACCTTCGGGGTAACAACCGAGTCTTTGCGTACCGATTCCTGGGCAGCGGAGTAATTAGGGTCGAGTTGCGGTGCCGTTGGCGGTGCCTTGAAGTTTGCCAGCCGCTGGCCGATGGTTGGAGCTGCTGGCGTTGTCGGTTTGACGCTGATCGTCGGACGTCCCGCCTCATCCGTTCCGGTCGCCATCTCTGCCGGTGAACCGTCGTTGTTGTGGGCCGTGATCCCGGCTGTCGGGCTTGAGCCGCCGAGCATCCGCTGGCCGATAGATGACTTGCCGGATGGTGCCTGTGCTGCCGAATCGCCTTGTGCTGCCGCGCCGGTATTCTGGTGCGGTTCTTTGGTGTTGGGCGTGGCTCCGGCATTGGGTTCACCGGCGGGCTCGTCTTCGAGCGCGGCATTTCGCATCCGTGAGCCACCAGCTCGAAGCAGGCGCTGGCCTAGTGTCATGGTTGGGTCTTGAGGGTCTGGAGTGTATTCTTGGGCATCAATCATGGGTTAATCCTTGCTGCCTGTGCCGGTAGCAAGCGTCCTGCCGAATGCGTCAGCAAAACTTCCGCCCAACCTGTCGAAGAATGATGGCGTCTTGGCCGAATCGCCTGCGACTCCAAGTGCTCCATTCGCGCCAGAGATCGACGTACCGTAGAGCCTGGCTTGCAGGTCTGCCGGTAACGCGCTGGCATCAAGCCCTGCTTTGTCATACGCGCTTTTGGCGCCGATGCGTGAAGCGTCCGCGCCGGCCATGTGGGTCGCCTGGTCCCGGGTGGCTTGCCGCTGCGCTTCGGCGACGTTGTTCGCGTAACCGCCGGTGTTTTCGCCGGACGTTATTGCATCGCGCGAGAGTTTGTCTCTGATGGCGCTGGAGCTGGTGTCTGCCGCCGAGGCCGCAATCTGGGACTGGTCTTGCGCGAACTCGCCACCGGCTTTGTATGGATTGGCGTTGATGAAGGTTTTCAGGCGGTCGCTGTAGTCGCCGAGCGCCTTGTTGGTACCGGCGAAAGATGCGGCTGCGTTGGCCTGATCGGCTGCGCTGTTCGCCAGACCGGCGTTTGTAACTTTTTTAGAATCGCCACGGGACATAGTATTGGGTTCCTAACGGAGATCGAGTTTGAAGTACTTCAGTTTTTCTGCGGTCGAGTAAAATCCCGCGTGCTCTAAATGCTTTTCTACTTCCGGGCACTCCGCTGGAACCGCGCAGTGGATGAAACGAATTCCTATTTGCTTGGCACCGCGAAACAACTCCGGGACGCGCGCCTTGAATGCTGCCGTACCGCGCGGGTCAGTACCGCCCATGCAGTACTCGATAGCTTTTTCCTGATAGCTGAAGCTGATGACTTCGCCGTCGCACACCGCGACTTCAAAGACCAGAATCGCCGGATCGTTCAACTCCGGTAAGTCCAGCTTCGCGCCGACCTTCTCTTCAATCTGGGCATGGCACTTTAGAATTCCCGGCCAGTCTTCAGGTGTCGCCTGCCGGATCGTTACTTCAGCCACAGTCCTTACAGTCCTTCTGCATCGCTTTGTCAAGGGCGCTAAAGCCAGGTTCGGCCTTCTTGTTTGCCGGATGATCAGGATGCGAGAGCACCAAGGGATGCGAAGCGTGCTCGGGATGCTGAAGGCAATGACCGAGGAACGCTAATTCTCGATCGCGCATCATCTTCTCGATGTTTTCAAGCTGGGCATCGAACTCCTGAATATTCACCGGCCCGGCGGGGAAAAGCTTTAGCGGGTCTTCGACTGCAATATGCGTCGGTACCACGACTTTGTGCTCATGGCCGAAGTGGTCAGAGAACACGACCAGCCTTGAATGGAGTTCCGGGACCAGGGTTTCTTTTTGTGTGATTGACATATTGGGTTCGGTGTAGTTGACTTCAGTTTGTATGTACGTCTTGCCCGACGAGAAGATATTCCGCTTGGCTGAGGCATTTGAGCGTGGCTATTCGCGCAGTCAAGCCGCCAAATACGCTGGAGTGTGCGAACGAACCGCCGTCCAATGGCGAGGCTATGCAGAAAACAGCGGCATGAACATGCCAGCACTATGCGGCTGCGGGCGTCCGATAAAACATCTTGGGCGTTGCCGATGGCGTCGCGAGCAAAGCCATATTTCTTAGAGTTGCGGCAGTTTGTTGTTTCCGCCGCCCGTCGTACCGCCGCCAGCAGTTCCACCGCCACCGGTGCTGCCACCACCACCACCAGCCGCTACCGTGGTCATCGTGGCAATGTAGAAGTAGGCGTCAGCGATCGTCTGCAGGTACTGGGTGGCCGTCGGAAAGGCCAGATGCACCAGCAACTGGTTTAAGACCACGGCGTACTGCGTCGTATAAGCCGCGCCAAGAATCGAAGCGCCAGCCGTCGTGATCTGGTTTCCCTGGCCGTCGAACCGCGTGTAGGAACTGCCTACACCGCCACCACCGAATATCCGGATGGTTGCGCTGGCACCGGCATCGACCGAATTCACCGTCGCATTGTTGGTATTGAGTACTGACCGGGGAGCAACCGAAGTAGACCGCTCAAATCCGGATTGAACTGCAACCGGCCCACATACCGCGGCAGAAATGAAAATCTGCCATGCATTCCATGCCTGCCCGTCGAATGAACTGCGCAGCCGCCAGAATTTCGTCTGATTGGGGTCCTGGACCTCAAAGGTCAGATTTGCGCCTAGATCGTAAGTCGTAGTCGCGCTGGTCGCGTCAAACTTGATGCTGGTGGCCGACTGTAACTGGTGGACCATCGGCGCCAGAAGCGAGTTCTGGTCTTCAACGATCAACTGCCGGCGCATGGCCACACTCGGCGCCACGGTGTTCTGCGGCAGTGTGACGGTAATCTGGAACTTGCCGTCGAGGCCCAGCACCGTGAAAGTTGCTGCCGGCGGGGTGAACGGCTTTGTCGGCGATGTGGTCAGCGGCATGTCCACAAAACCGTTGCCGTAGGCCGGCAGGATTCTTGAAATCCTGTCTTCCATCCCACCGAGATCGATGAGCATGCGACGGAAGACCTCTGGAGTGTCATGCGGCAACTGATTTACGTAGTCAGTAAAGGTGCTCACTTGGTTCTCGACTGGAACAGCGGGCGCGCCCAGATGATTGCCGATTTAAGGTCAAAACCAGCTCCCGGTACGCCTTTATTAGAAACTCTTAACCGCCAGCGTTCGGCCTGTCCTGAAGCTTGAGCCACATAGGCGATATTCGGCGCGATGAGGTCTTTCAGTATCTTCTCGGTGGCCAGCGTGTTATTGCCGCCGTCGGCTGTGGCCTTGTTGTTTTGCGAGAGAAGGCTTATCCCGATTGCGCCCGAGCCGCCGCAGTTCACCTGGACACCGCCAAGCTGCAGAATCTTAAGCGCTTCTCCAGGCGGTACGCCTTCATAAACTGAATCGATTCCTACGCTTACCGTAGGTGTCAGGTCGGCCAGAACTCCTGGCAACACACCGGCAACCGCGCCATCAGGATTTGAGGATGCGAACAGGACTTGAGACTGCCCGGTCTGCTGATCGAAGCTGCCGTCAACTGGTAGATTTAACAGTGTCCTTTCGGCCCTTATGCAACTGTTGGCCGCGATCGTGTCGATCGACCATTTGCGCGCGCCGGCTGAAGATACGAACTTTCCACGACTGTAGATTGATGAATGTACCGGCGGATCCATCTCCAGAGACTCTTCGTAATTGAGCTTCAGGATGTGGCTCGGTACGGTGGCCAGGCCGAGCGGCACGCCGAATCTTACTTCCTTCGTCTCGTCGTCAATCGTTACCCAGATGGTCGAAGCGGCAGCCCAGTTGATGCGCTTCCAGGTGATCGAGAGCTCTTTTGAAACCCATTGCGGTGTGTCGCCGCGAAAAACGTAGGCTCCTGACCGGTGAGCAAAGGCGATGAAATCGGGCCCAACGTCGAAAGCACGTAGGCCACATGGCCCCATGCCAGTCCACCTACGCCGGGAAGTCCACTGAGACGGATTGACCGAACTGACGGTGACCTCATGCCCGGACTTCTCTTTGAGCACGTACTGGACGGATTTAAAGTCCACCCAGCCCATGCGCTTCTCGCGGTCGTTTTCCGATACCTGCAGGATGCCGGTTGAGCCGAAGATGGTCTCCGGATCACGTGCCGGCGAGATGTAGAAGCCGGAAGGCAGCGCATCGGGGAACCAGATCATCCGGTTCAAAGTTGGGGAGAAGTAGCAGCCGACACAGTTGGGAATCTGGATCTTGTCGAAGAAGCCGGTCACGTTCGTGGTCGTGGCCATCTGTAGCGTCAGGTAGATGTCGGTGAAGTTGAACGTCGCTGTGGTCGTCGTGTTGTCGTTGATGACTGTCGAGGTCATCTGGATCCCGTTGACCGAATCGGTCGTTGGAATGTAGGCGAATGGCCCGACGTTGGTTCCACCGGCGATACCGAATGCCACAATGCGCTGTGCGGTGTTCTTCGGCCCGATGGCGACATTCGCCATATAAAGCTGTGATCCATTGGCCGCAACGTTGATACCCACAACCGAAGCTTGCGTCATTCCGGTGATGTAGCCGTTTCGGTTCACAAAGAGCGTCACCGCATAGCGCTGACCCGCGCAGATGTTTCCCGCCGGGACAATGAATGAAAGGTCGGTAACTGGCGGTGCAGCACCGCCAGCAGTGGTATCGACGTTGAACGGATTGGCGAGAAGAGAACTGGATGCCAGCTTGAAAGCTGAGGCTACAGGTGCCGCGTTACCGGTTGGCACGTCAGCCTCATAAATCTTGTAGGCTATCGGTGTGTTTGCTCCGGTAAGCGCCGTGACCCAGGCTGGAAGAACTGGAGGGCTCACCACGAACCGGTCGTTGAGCGTCGTGTTCACGGAAACGAATATGTTTCCCAGAAGGGTTTCGCCGTTTCCGTTCTGCAGCGTCAGCGCAATGTAAACGTCTCTCGCCGCGGCAAAGGTTCCACCGCCGGGGCTTTTGACGATTGACGGTGCGACGTTGATAACGTTCTGCAGGCTCTGTGCCAGAACCGGAGTGTACTCGGTCCAGATAACTCCGTTGTCGTTGATCGTGCCAGAATCGGTCAGCGGCCAGATTGGCTCTGCTCCGTCTGTAGTTCCTGCCGTGGTGCAGCGGTAGAGATGGCCGTTTCCAGCAACTGAGGTTGGCGATACGATCTCACCGACAGAAACAGCAGTTGCCGCCGTCCACTTGAAACCGAACAGCTTCATGCTGGCCGGATCGAGTATCCCGGTATTCAGGTCGTAAGCTGCTGGCAGGCCGGTAGACTTCGTTAAATCGGTGAAGGCAAGATAGCCACGGTTCAATGTCTGTGCCGCTTGCAGGTAGCCTGCTGGAAGCGAAATCAGATTGTTGCCGTCAGAATTTTTGGCTGGTGTCACCGGGACAAGTATTCCCGAACCGGCAGGGCTTTCAATGAACATGTTGCCCTGCTGGTCGTAAACCAAAGGAACTTGCTTGTCGGCGGTGACTCCGTTGCCGTTGTACTTGAACGATTGCAGTCCGGTGACCGGCTTCCCGGTTCCGGTGTTAAATCCCACGGCCACGTTACCGAGCGTCTGCCCGATACCCCAGCGTGTACGCACACCTGTCAAGCGATAGGTGACGTTACGCGCTACAGCGGCAACTCCAAGAGGCAGGTTGTCAATATCTGACTGCTCCTGCATGCTTGAGAATTTGTCGATGGGGTGTGGAGCAAATCCGGTGAAGTTAGCCAAGGAGATTTAGTTCGCGGGATCAGACTCGAACGCAATGTAGAAGTCCAAATCGCCGGTGACGCCAGCAGCGTAAGCGCCAGCGGCAAGCTCGGTACCGGGCGTGGTGCCGAACATCTTCAGGAGCCACGTAAAAATGTCAGCGCCAGGGATGATGGAGCAACCGAAGCCCCCGGGGCCCTGGAGCGGGTACGCACGCAAGAATCCCTTGTTGCCGGGGAATGCCTTCGGAATAAAGTTCGGGTTGGATGCTGAAAACGGCAGAAGCTTCTCGCCGGTATTCGCGCCACGGACGGCCTGAACGTAGGAACCGCTCAGGGTGACTTTGTAGACATAGGTGTCAACGTTGTTGCCGGTCTGCACCTGTTGCAGAGCCATTGTATTTGGCATGGTGTGTTTTCTCCTGCCCGCTTTAGGGGCGTAAAAAATCCCGCTCGCGGGCGGGTGTCGTGCTTGTGAAATTGTTGCGGTGAAACTACCGGATGATGTAACCCCGATTTCGCGACCTGCGCCGTGACGTTCTGCCGACACGCTGCACCTTGGCCTGGTCTGCCTTGGTCAACATGATGGCAATGTCATCAAACGCGGAATCGCCTTTGAACTGATAGCTCTTTTCCCACTGCGGATTACCGCGCACTATTCCTATCAATGCTGCTGTCCAGTACGCGATCACGTTTCCGACATTGATACCGGCCTGAATCGGGTCGGCATCTACCTTCAATGCCGAGAACAGGAACTCGCCGCGAATGCGAATGTCCACCGCTGACGTAATCGGAGTGAAGTAAAGATTTCCTTTTCTCCACTCGAATGACGTGATGAACTGGCCCGCCTGTACATCCGGTACCTTGCTCACAAGCCGAGCCGTGCGGTAGTTCACTGGATCGAGCCCGGTAAGTTTCCAGTCAAAACCGTCAATCGACGGATTCAACAGCAACTCCAGTTCCTTGCCGGAAGCAAAGTACGCGCCGAGGTCTGACGTACCGACCGGCACGTTAATCAGTTCCACGACTGATTCATCAAACTGCGCACCGGTCATGCGCAGCTTGTTGTAGAGATCGTCGTAGGCGATGGCAATTTTGCTTTGGAGATAGTCGTCGGTAGCAAACTCTGCACCGGCATCGTCAACCAGGTCGCGGATTCGTGCTTTCAGATCGGAATAGAGCATGGATGCTTTTAGCTACCGGCCTTCGTGGTCATCTGGGCAGTGCGCTTCGCGCGCGTCTGTTGAAGTTTCTGTGCTTCCTTGAATTCTTCGTCGGTCATCTTCTGGAAGCTGACATGGCCGAATTCGATCATGCCTTCGCGGTAGGCAATCAGCGGCTTGAAGACGTTGCCGCAGTTCACGCACACCGCGCCCGCTTTTGGCTTGTCGCAACCGGGGCAAAGTTCAGGAGCCACGCGGCCAGTCGAGATGGAGTGCAGCCACGCCGGTTTTTCGTCGTCTTTCACCACGGCAGCGCGGTTCAAGATGCGCCATGCTTCGCGGTGCGTCTCGGTGATGTTCTTGCGCGATTCGTCGTTGGCGAATTCCAGATCCGCTTCCTGGCAGCGTTTCTCGCACCACTTAAAGAGGCTCTTCTGCGCTTCTTTGAGCTGGTGGGCCAGTACCGGGCTTGATTCCGGAACGTTGTCGCCCTCGTAGAAGAAGACCGCTCCGGTGCCTTGAATTTCGTTGTATTCGCGGTCGAAATCCTGTGCCAGTTCAATCGGCAGCCACGGCACGGCAATGAACTGGTCGATGCCCTGCATGTCGGAGCCAAGGTCTTTGTGGTCAAAGTAGATTCTGTCGAGCACGCGCCGACCGTAGGGGATGCCGCCCTTTTTCTGTGGCTCTGGCGGTGCCGGGGGAACCACGGTGTTGTACCGTGAGTGCAGAACGCCATTGATCTGCAACTTGAACGGAAGCAGGTTGATGATCGTTACCGGACGGAAGCCGATACGCTTCATCTTGTTGATCTCTTCGTTCTGGCTCTTCAGTAGGCGCTTGGTGGCTTCGTCGCCATTGGCTGCTGTGAAAACTTCGTCAAAGGCTTTGCCCATCGTGGCGCGCTGGCGCTGGGCTTCGCGCTCGAAGTCCTGATCTGTGGGCGGTTGAATGTTCAGCTTCTCAATGGCTGCTGCGGCTGCGGTTGATACTTCTGATCCTTGAACGTATTCGTTGGACATACTGCTCTCTTTTCTTGTGGGGTGATGGTGCTGGGTACTGCTAAAATAGGTTCGCCATGGCGATTGCTCTGACTGTCGGAGAGAAAGAGTTCTACGAAAAGACGTATAGAAATCTGCGTTTACGCCTTATCTCGGGACGCTGCACTCTGGCATTCGCAAAAGAGCAACTAGCGCGATTTCGTCGCGATCTAACAGAAGGCGAGAGACGTGAAAAAGCTGGCGAAGTAGCCAGGGGTTAAGCGCCGACGTGCTCGGTGATACCGCAGCGCTTGGCCAACTCAGTCCTGATCCTTCCGGCTGCAAGCGATGAACTCTTGATGTAGGTTGACCGGTCGCGAATGAATGCATCAAGCTTTGCATCCAGTCTCGCCGCGTACTGATCTTCTTCTTCCTGTGCCGCTGCCAGCGCCAAGAGCGTCCTCTGCTCAATCGATGCTGGCGCGGTTTCAATTCTGTTGTGATACTCCGCGATTTCATCGCGCAGTTTGTCGGTCGTCGGAACACGCTCGTATGGGCCCGACATCAGTTCGTAATCACCGCGCGCCGGCCACGGTCCAAGTTTGGGCGTACCGTCAAACATCGCGTTTTCCGGCGCTTCCCAGAAAGCTTTCGAGTAGAAACTCGATGGAAACCACTTCTGTAAAATCCAGCCTTCGATATGGGGATACTTTCTCCGCTCCACCATGCCGGACTCGACGCGGATTGGACGCGTATCAAACTGCTTGCCACCGTGCCACATGTCGATACCGCCGCGCTCTACCAGTGGTACACGTTCATCCCAAATCTTGAAGTCACCGGCCAGCTTCCAGAAGACGCTTGAGCAAAGCACCAGTCGCCACATCGGTTCGCCGTTGGGCGTTCTGCCGCCGTAGTTCTCAAGAAAATCCTGAATCGTTTCCGGTGCGCGCACTGCGCCTTTGATGTCGTCTCTCACTTCAAAACCTCACTTCAAATAAAAGGGAATTATATACTTAAATCCCTTGACAATAGTGCGGGAGTCAAGTACATTTAAGACATGGAGGAAATTATGATACATACACATCTTGCATCTTGCGGCCATGTTTACACCTGTGAAAATCGCGCCCATGACGGCAATTACTACAGCTGCCCCGCAACGGATCGCGAACTCTGTGAGCGTTGTGAAGAACGCCAGTTTGAAGGTGCTGGCCTTCGTGATAACAACGGGCGTTCGGTAGAGGTCGCCTAAATGAGCCGTTCCACAATCAGCACGTTCCAATTGTTCCAGATGTTTCCCGATGCGGAGTCCGCAAGGCTCTATCTGGAATCGCGGCTTTGGCCCGATGGTGCTGTCTGTCCGGCTTGCAAGGCCAGCGAAAGAATCACTACCCGCAAGGGCGGCTTCTATCGCTGCAATGCCTGCCAGATCGACTTCACCATCAGAACGGGAACCATCTTTGAGCGTTCCCATGTTCCGCTTCACAAGTGGCTGTATGCCATGTACCTGCTCGTTACTGCTCGCAAGGGCATCAGTTCGATGCAATTGGCGAAGGAAATCGGTATCACGCAAAAGAGCGCGTGGTTCGTTCTCCATCGGATACGTGAGGCTTGCGGCGGTCGGAAACTCACAAAGTTGAAAGGCATCGTGGAACTTGACGAGTGTTTCATCGGCGGCAAGGAACGGAACAAGCATGAGCACAAAAAGCTGAAAGCTGGTCGCGGGGCTGTCGGCAAAACTGCTGTGCTTGGAATGCGGGAACGTGACGGTCGCACCATCCTTGCCCCGATGAATGAGCGCACCATGCAAGCCGTCACAGCCCACATCCACAACAACATCGAACTTGGGACGCAACTCTATACCGATGATGGCATTGTGTTCTCTGATCTTGACGGCCTGTTTTTCAAGCATGAATCCGTCAATCATTCCGCTGGCGAGTACTCGCGTGGAGTGGCTACCACTAACAGCATTGAATCCGTTTGGGCTGTGCTCAAGCGGGGAGTCTATGGCACGTTCCATCACATCAGCCCCAAGCACGTTGGCCGCTACACCGATGAGTTTGCATGGCGGCTGAATGAGGGCAACGTAAAAAACCACACAACCGAGCGGCTGGACAGCATGGTTGGAGCCATCAGCGGGAAGCGGCTGACTTACGAAAGGTTGACCGCATGAAGAAACAGCCACCAAAAGAACTAGATGCGATTGCCAATGTGGTTCTGAATTATCGGCCAAAGTCAAAACAACCAAAGCCGCGTAAGCGGAAGAAAGCGAAGGCGAGACGTGAGAAAACCGGAAACTGATTGGTTTGTTTTTCAACCGAGCGATGATGAGGCCACCGTTCACGCAAGTTACCGCCTTGCAGTTAGGGATGCTCAGTTTCGCGGCTGCACTGATGCCCGGCCAAAGAAGATCGTAAGCGGCCATTACGAGTTGTTCGGGTGTGGCGGCCATCAGTACTTCATTGTCTCGAAGCGAGTCATGCGCGCATGCTACCTGCAACTCATGGAACTCGCCTATGCGGATGCTGCCTGACATGAGCCGCGAGGTAGGCCGTGTACGCATCAAACTGGCTGCCATGTTATCGAGGGAGTTAGGTGTTCCAGTGATTCCCGAAGAATTATGGGTGCAGAATCCAGCATATTCCCGACTATGGGGCTGCGCACTGTGGGGTGGATTTACGTCCAATAGGCGCAGCCTTTGTTCTTGGAGTCGAATGTCGGATTGTCTCAAGTATGGCTTCACTATCACTCGTGGCGGCACAAATGCTTATGCCGACATTGAAATTAGCGCCAAAGAAGCGCAATGAAAGTACTTAGGGAGTTATGTATATAAATCCCAAATAAAAGGGCCGCCCATATTTCAGAGCGGCCCATTTGGGTTGTTGACATTGCCTTCGGGTCGGTTAACCTCTCAAGCAATATCAGGCTAACTAGTTGCCAGTAGGCAGCTTGCAGCCAGTGACCGAAGACAACAGCTTCGGGTTATCGACGTACGTTTGCAGGCAGTCCACAAGGTAGCTGTTCTCGACTGCCTTCGGGGTGCCGGTGGCCGTGTCGTACTGCTGGAACACAGTCTGACCGCCGCGGTTCTTGAACCAGAATGTTCCCTGGCCCCATTTCACTTTGCCCCAGCTCTTCACGTTGGTGAAGTGCCACGCCTGGTTGTCGGCATGCAGGTTCGAGATGATCTCGTACCCGTCAATCGTCATCTTGCGGGCATTGAGCATTCCGTCGAAGCCCTTGTCGTTGAACTTTCCGGAGTCCGAGTACATCGTCTGGATTTTGAAGCCCAGTTCCTCATACGCGGCCAACTGCGAAGGGTGAGTGTGGAAGAGCTGGTCTTTCAGCGCTTCGTCGCCCAGTTCAACCAGCACCTGGTTCATGGCCAGCCGCAGGACAGGCAGAGTGATCTGCGCGCCGTTGGCGTTCACGCCGTTCGCCACAACGTAGTTGTTGGCGCGGGAAATGCCGAGCAGAGTGCCAGCCGTCGAGGTCGAGTGGAATACCGGCAGACCGTTGATGAACGGATCAGCGCCGCCAGCGGCAATGCCGGCCAGGACAATGAAGTCTCCAGCGACCGTGCCTGCAGGAACCACGTCAACCGTGATGGACTGGGTTGCGCCCAGAGTCTTCACGACGTTGGTGATGACCGCAGTCGCACGGAGCGCGAAAGCGTTCGTCATGACCTGGATTTTCTGGCCGCGCCGCATCAGACGCGCGCCCCAGGGTGAAGGCTCAAGAGTGATCGGGTTGGCGCCGCCGCCGGCATAGGTCGAGAGGACCTGGCCGATTTTGCCGTCGCCTGCGGTCTGCAGGAACATGTCGCGCTGGACCTGGATGCCCTTGACGCAATCGGCAATCGTTTTCGATACCGGGTTCTCGCTGGCAACCGATTTCGGGTCGCCGGTCAGATCAGCCAAGCGGGTGTATTCGATCGGCTTCACGAAGGCCAGAGGAGTGACCAGGAACTGGTCCCAGGTCGAAGATCCGCCGGTCGGCAGGGTGCCGCCTTCAAGGTTGAACTTCGCAACGTCGCCCACGTCGGCGGTCTGGATGCGAACGCGGTAGCTTTTGGTGGAGACTTGGGTCGCGCGACCGTTGTCTTTAATACGAGCGTCGAGCTTGTTCGAGAGCTCAACGAGTACAGGGATTACGTCATTGACGTCTTCGAGCTGCAGTGCAGCGGAAGTAGTAGATGTCAGTTGTGGCAAGGTAAAGCCTCATTGGTGGCGAGCGCATCGCGCACTCAAGCCGGGTAGCGGAATTGGTTGGGAGTTAAGACCTCGCCGCTCGTGACTGTGCCTTGGCTGCCAACGTTGCCTCAATCACTTCAAGGTGGCTGGGCTGGCGGCCGAGTTTGGTCGCGAGATCGCTGATGGTCTTGGTGACTTGCTGCTCTTTGCTGAGTTGCGCTACTGGAGCAGTGGAAACGCTCGGGCCTTTCGGTTCTACCCGGCTGCGTATCACTTGTGCTGCCTGCTTTTGATCGCGTTCCGCTTGTGCCTTAACTACCGGGTCGCGGTACTCTCTGATGGTTTCCTTCATGACTCGTGGCGCAACCTGGTTGAACCACTTCATCTTGAAGGCCATCAGTGCGGCCTTATTTTCAGCGGTCGGGGGTTTGTTCAACAGCACTTCAGACTTCGACTTGTAAAGTGGGCTCTTGTCCAGAGCTTCCATTACGCGGTCGAAAATCTTATTCTTCACGTCGGCCTGGATCACCGGCGAGAAGGCTGTTTTCCCGAGGATCGGATCAATGACTTTGCCAATCTCGGTATCAAGATCGGTGGCAACGGTCTGCTCGTATTGGGTACGGGCGCTCTCGCTCTGCTGTTGCTGGGTGCGGACCAGCGCATCTTCACGCTCTTTGACAGCAGCTTCACGCTTAGCCAATTCCGGTGGAATGTTCTCTGACGCCGGGGCGCGATTCGGCGATATACGCTCCCTGAGAATGTCCAACGCGGCAAGGGCTTCGTCGTCTCCCTTTTCTTTGAACTGCTTTTCGAATACTGCAAAGTCCATATCGCGCATGTTGTTGAACAGCGCGCTTACTACGTCAACGGGCTGGCCGTCCTGCCCGATGATTGGCTCCTGCTGCTGCTTTGCGGCAAGAGCTTCGAGGAATCCACGAGTGCCCTCTGGTGTGTGGGCCTGTTCATAGAGTCCGTCAAAATGCTGGAAGGTGACCGAGCCGGTCTGTGCGGCCTGTGCTTCCTCAAGATCGCCACCGAAGATTTCGGCAATGGGCCGGAATTCGCTGTGTTCGCGCACAACCTTAAAGAGTTGGCCCTTGGCGCGTTCGTCGGCAAAGGTGATCTTGTTTTCTTTGGCCAGATCATCCAGCCATTTGGTCGAGAAGTCCGGTTCGTCCAGGTCAAATTCGCTGGTGGTCTCGGCTTCTTTGTTCGGTTCTTCGCCGGTCTTAACTTCCCCGGCTTTAACTTCTTCTGGAGTGTCTGTACCCAGTTCGGCAGCCAGCTTCTCGTCGTCGGTCTTTTCCGGCGCGGTAGCTTCACCGGCTGCGGCTTTCTCGCGCGCTTCACGCTTCTCGGTGAGCGTCTGCAAAATCGTTTCTTCAATCGACTTCCCGGCAAAGGGACTAGTTTCAGTTGCTGGCGTTTCGGTCGTAGTCGCGGGCGCGGTTGTTTCTACCGCTGCACCGGTTGAAGGCGCTGCGCTTGTAGTCGGTGCCGCAGTGCTTGCGGGCGCTGTCGTGGTTGCCGGGGCTGAAGTAGTTGCTGCGGGTGCTGCTGGGGCGGTGATGGTTTCGGGCATAGACTTCTCTCTTTGAACTCCTGATTTGTTTTGGGCAATAAAAAACCCGCCAGTAAGGCGGGTGTTCTGGTACTGCTAAATTCGGGGCGTTATGGGGCGACTAATTCCTCGATGGCTGCGGCGAGTTCTTTCATTTGACCGCGAGCGTCGTTAGCTTCAAGTTTAACGGTGCGAAACTTCCATCCGTCTGGATCGGTCACAACGCCCTCGTCAGGCGAGGGAAAACCTAAGTGATCAGTCAGCCGCTTCGGGCGTGTTCCACCGACTGGTTTTATGTAGAACACGGCAACGAGTGCCGAGTTACCGTCCTCGTCAAGCCGGGGGAACACCATTTGTCCCGTGTTGAGCGCATGGAATACTTCAACACCCTCCGGCAGAATAGATTTGATTGATTCAACAGTTACGCCCGCGCGGTAGCTACTGGTTAACAACGCCATTTTCATTTCCTGTCTTTACGATAATCGCCTCTTCCAGATCATCCCACTTAATTCTCGCGGTTCTCAGAAAGAAGATGTCCAAAGCGCCAACGTGTCCTACCCGAGCACCGTTGTACATCATGTTCGGTAGTTCGCGGTAACGCTCTTCGGACATGGCTTAGGTGCTTTGCTTCCAGCCTTCTGGATGGACTTCGGCGGCTGCGGCCTTTTCAGGTTCCAACTGGTAATCGTCCCAGCGGCCCACACCGACAATATCCTTCACCGATGAATGCGGTACATCGTGAACAATAACCGAGTCGGCTGTACCGAAGGTTGGACCAGGGGTGAAGTAGGCCAGCGATAGCAGCGGTTCGCCGTTCGCTCCAATGTGTGTGGCCGGTTCGGTGCGCACACCGATGACCAGCGCGGTAAGTTTATTGCCGTTGACTCCGGTGTAGGTAATGGGATCGCCAAGCAATCTCATGAAAGTTATTCCTCCTGACCGTTGGATGCTGCTCCGGGCTTGCCGCCAGTTTGCGCTTCAAGTTGCATTTGCGCCATCTGGTCTTTCTGCTGGAAAGATACCGCGAGCTTCAGGTAGCCCATAACGTTTGCCCAATGTTCCGGGTCTTCGTCAGCGGTCATCCAGTTCTTGTAAGACCATTCCTTGACTACCTGAATGATGATCTCCATATCGTCAACCAGCGGGTCAGGCTGAATCGACGGCATAGTGATCGGCTGCATGATCTGTGACTGGCCAGTAGGATCGGCAGGGTTCGGAACCGGAGCCATCGTCTGCTGTGGTGATTGCTTCATCAGCCGGTCAATGATCTGCATCACCTTGTTGCGCATTTCCTTGCCGGGAACTACGAGCCCAGGTACGCCAGTCCAGATAGCAATCTGCTCCTGATTGGCCGGTTCATCCAGGATGGCGTTCGCCAGAGGATTCTTGCCGCCGGATGCATATTCGATCAACTTGTTCCACCATGCCGCAATCTCTGAGTGCGTCATCGGGAAACCCTGATCGGTTTCCGGATACGCATGGATCGAGCCGCGCATATCGTCCAAGAAAACGTACTCGTTGCGGAACTGGCCCGAGGAATCGGTTACAACGTCGAACCAGTCATCGTTCATGTTCTCCGCTGCGCAGTTGACCGCGAGCTCTGCTGCTTTGGCATTCTCGTCGCGGCATTCATCCCAGAAGCCGCCCAGTTTGCCCATAGCGGTCGATAGCTGCTGCTGCTGGCCTGCCGCTGTCTCGATGTGAGGATCGCCCGCGCCACCGAAGATTTGCGGCGGCGTGCCGACAAGCAACTGCATCCAGAAGACCAGTTTGTCGGTGTAGTTATAGATGTTGTTGTCCAGTTCGCACTTGATCTGTACGATCTGGTCAGCCAGCTTGGAGTTCTGCAGCGCCTTCGGCAGTTTGACCGGATTCATCGTGCCGGGCAGTAGCGGCTTGCCAGACATGGAATTTGTGTCGATACCGTCCTGATTGACCAAGATGATTCCGCCGGCGAGACGGTCCATGTACTCGTGCGTGATGTTGCCGGTGTCGTTAATGCGTTCCTGTACCGGAATAGCCGCATCACCCACGGCTGGCGGGAACATACCGAACTTCTTCTTGACCGTACCGCAATGCGTCCACTCTTTGGTCAGCTTCGCCGGTTGCGCGTCGAGGAAGGTGTCGCCGATATTGCAGAGCAAAACGCCATCGGGGAACAGCTTTTTGTACTTTTTGACCTTTTCCTGGTCGTCAATGTCATTGAAGGCCCATGGCTGAATCCAGGTTCTTGAATACGTCGGCAACTGCTCCTGTGTCAGTGCCGCGGCGCTCGTGCCTTCGGAGAAGATGATTGACCGGCTCTGTTTTTCCTGTGTCGAGTCCTGAGACAAGCCGCCGGTTTCTTTCCTGATCTCGTCCCACTTGCCCGGGAACATCGAGCGCAGAACACCGACCGATACTTCCTGGTCGAGATTCAGTATCGGCGTCTCGGTCAGATCGCCTGCGCGCGGGTGAACGTCAACGTGCATCGGCCCGTAAATGTCCATCGTGACCATGCCGTTGGCCACTTCTTTGAACTCTTGCGCTATCGGGATTTCCATCTGCTCTTCAGGGAAGTAGTCCTGATCGCTCAATGGCTGGCCGCAGTTGGCGCAATTCTGTTGCTGGCCCTGTGCCGGCGTCGTGGCCGCGCAAGCCGAGCACGAGTACCGCGCGGGCATCATGACCTGTTGCGAGATTTGAAGCGCCGGCTCTTTGTGCGTTCCGGCCGCGTCGGCATCGACTACATACCGCGTATGCCGGAAGTAGCAGCCTGACATCCACAGTTCAAGCAATGCCTGTTTGTGCAGGCTGGCAATCTGGTTCTTGCGCTCAATGATTTCCTGCACCGTCGAGAAGGCTTTGGCGGTGGCGATGTCCTCTTCTTTTTCCGCGTTCTCCGGCAGTGCGCGCGTCTTCGGGACCTGGGATGAAAGCGCGGCAACGAAAGCGAAGCCAAGCATCTGGTAGAAGTTGGTCGCGAACTGGTACATCTCAAGGTCGGCGCCGGAATTGTCACCGGAGAAAGCCGATTCCAGAGCATCGAACCACTGAAAAGATTGCGGGTCGAAGCTGATGAACTGGTTGCCCTTGAAGAACTCGTGGGCCTTGAGGACTCTTTTCAGGATCATGCGCCGGGCGAGATACCACTGTTGCTTGTACTTGCGCACCAGTTCGATAAGTTCTTTTTGCTCGTCGGGGCTAAGTTGGGTCTCGCCGGTCTGCGCGTTGTCTTTTTTCGGGTCGTCGCCGGTCGCTTCCTGGCCGTGGTCTTGCTGGACAGGTAGTTTCTGGACGGTAATACCGACTGCTTGTGTGGCCATGGATTGTGGGGGTTTTTCTTATTGCTGAGCTAGCTGTTCGCCGATGACGGCGGCAACCTGTTGAAGCGCTGCATTCTTGCGGTTGTCTTTTATTTTATCTTCGTACTCGCGCTGCAATCTGCCGCTGATGACGCGCGCTGCCTGAGTGGGCCGCATGCGCGCCAGAGGTACCGTAGGCGTATTGCTTGAGGTTGTTGCTGCCGGTGTCTCTTCGATTTCCGGCTGGTCGTCAGCGCCGAATACCTTCACGCCCCAGCCCATCTGCGCGAGGATGTCGATGTACTTCTGGCGCTCTCGCTCTTTGGCCGCAAGCTGGCTGCGCAGTTCCGAGATCATGTCGTCGTGATGGCTGCGCGTAACGAAGGGGAAGGGCATTTTTAGATGAGCGAAGGACCGCCAAGCAACAACACATCGGAGTGCGTGTAGTAGGTGTTCCCGGTTGCCGCGTTCACTCCGTTAGCAACATCGGTAGCAATGTCCTGATTCAGCGAGAGAAGCGTCGATAACAATCCTATTGGCGCTGCAAAGAGTCCCGCGATGTAAGTCTGTAGGGTGACATCGAAAGCCTCCCACCCGCCGGTAAACTGCGTGCCAGATGAATTGATACCGGCCAGAGCCGAAAGCCTTGCAACCACTGATTTAGCCATAGTCTTTTTCCCTTTTTCTTACTGGTAGACGATCTCGATTACGGCCTCTTTGAAGATTGAGGTTGTTGTGGTTGCGGCGGATTTATAGGAGAGCGAAAGAATATTTCCAGCCGTTGTGGTGTTGAAGGTGCTCATTGATGGCAATACCAACTGCAGTGGAATTACCGAAATTCCTGTGCTGGCAGTCGCTACCGAGGTAGCGTTTGGATTGACAAGTTTTACTTTGCAAAAACCCGTTCCGCTCGCTCCTATTGTTCTGACCGTGCAAATTACTTCTCCCTCAAACGCGACGTTTGTTCCACTTGTAGCCGACGCGGCCATGGCTGAGGTGAATATTGCCGGGTCAGATGTAGTTCCAAGCGTTCCCATGCGTAGAGTAAACGTACTGACGTTGGCTACAGTAGAAGTGTTTGTTGCGACAAATGGGATGCGGATCACCGTTCCGACAATCAACCGGTTAGCTGCCAACGCCGGAGTCTTTACGATGATGGTCTCTGTGGTGTTGATCGCCCCGGAGTCCGCTACGATGTCGGCCTGGCCTGTCTTGTTGACCGGGCGATTGCACTCCATTCCCGGAACCTGCGGAGAGAACAGGCATAGCATCGTGCCCGTACCGGCATCGGTGAGAATGTTTGCCAGCACGTCGGTCGTCGGTTCCCAGCGGTTAAGGGATACGTTTGTGCTTAGGGCGTTTGCCGTGGTAATGATGTCCACCGCTGTACCGCCGGGACGGGTGATTGTGTTGTCATGAATGTTGGTATTTTCCGCGAAGTTGACCCGGACGTTGTTGATATTGGTGGTGACTGACTGAATGATATTGCCTACGATGTTGACGCCCTTGCAATGGCTCCCAGTCGTGCAGTCGATGTCGATGGCCGCTCCGTTTGACCCCACGTCCGTACCACTGACGCCACCTTCGCAGAAGTTTCCGAATATGTTCGGATATAGGGCTCCCGCTCCCAGATGAATGCAGCCGCCCTTGGTCTGCGTGATGTTATTGCCCCATACGAGAAAATTGGCTGCGCCAACATCAAAATTTGCGTCTATGCCAGCCGTGGTTGTGACCGTGCCGCCGAAGGCTATGGTGTTGCCGAATATCTTGATCGAGTCGCCAGCGTTGTTAAGCTGGATGCCGTTGTTGATGAGATTTTCCGGGCCTATGGTTGAGGTAAAGAATCCATTCACCAGCGGCGTTGGATTGGCCGAGCGGATTCCGAAAGAACCCCATGAGCCATCGATGGCTACGCGGCTTATGGTGAGGCGTGAGATCGGGAAAGAAGTTGTATCAATCAATATTCCGCTCTTCCCGCACACTCCTGAAGGACATTGGATGTTGAAGTCGTGCAGATAGTACCCGTCATCACCATTGGCATCAGAGAGCAACCGGATAGCATCCGTGGTGGCCGCTACCGTATTCGGGAAATGCAGAACAGAGCCGAATAACTCCGTATTCATTCCGCTACCCCTGAACTCAATGGGGTAAGCCAGCGTCAGACAGGCATTCGAGACAGGAGTTCCGCATGTAATGAGATAAGTACGCGGCCCAAGATTCAGGCATCCGCCATGCGGGACGGCTGCAATGGCAGCTCTCATTGCCGCTGTATCGTCGGTTGCATCGTCACCCTTGGCTCCATAAGTGGCATGTGTTGGATCGATGCAGGAATTGGGCCCAGCCGCGAGAAAGTCTGTTGCCGAAACCGTGGTGCTGGCCGAGATCGCGCCTGTGACCGTGGTCTTGCCGTTTACGTTCAATGGCTCTGGCACCGCCAGACTGTCTACCGTCATGCCGGTGCGATTTACCTGGAGCCAGTTTGTCGCATTGTTGATAGCGTCGTTGATAAGCCGGAATTGCAGATTCGGAGTGGTATTGGCCACCATGTCCCACCACTTAGCGTCGAGAGGGGCCCCGGTTTGCTCTATCGAATAATTGGGCGCTCCGGAGATGGCCTGGATTGAAGCATTGGTTCCGTTGCCGGTGTTATTCGCAATTAGGGATGTTGCAGTCACGTTTCCGGTGAATATCTTGTTGCCGCCAATGGCTCCCTGCGCCGTGACCTGATCGACATAGCCATTTGTCACGTCACCCTGCACCACGGATCCGAAAGCAGGTTGTCCCGCGGCATTGCCATGTAAAACCGTGGTGCTGGTTCCCTGATTGGCGCTCACTTCGGCTGAGTTATTGAAATCCACGGTTGCTGCTGCGCCGTCCTGCGCGCCGGCAGTAACGTGAACAAATCCGGTACCGGTGGGGGTGGCCGCGCCAACATCGGCAGTACAGGTAAAAAGACCATTCGATGCGTTGAAGGCAGAGAATTTGTCGGTGCCGGTACAGTTGCCGGACTGGGCAAACTGGGGAATGTTGGTCAACTCGGAGAAGTCCACCGCTCCCCAGAGCACGTCTACCGCAGAGGTGTCCATCTTGAGAACATTGGTGGCTGAGCCCTTGGGCAAGCGTTTCCATGTGGGGCTGGCCCCCTGTCCGGTGATTACGTCGCCGCGCGCTACCGCGCCAGCCGTGGTATCTGAATGTGATGCCGATAGAATAGCGTGGGCCGTCGGCGCAAACGTTGCAGGCACGCCGCTCAATTCACCGTAAGCAATCTGCTTGCGCAGGAAATTGCCGCTGGCATCTACGCCAGTCAGGTACTGGTTACCCACCGCTGCATTTGCCGCCAAAGTGCAATCACTTCGCGTTGCTCCAGCGTTATCGACGCAGAAGATTGCGCCGAAGAAGTTGGCGATGGCCCGCTGAGTGATCGCCACGGTTGCGCTTTGGATCGTCGTGTATCCACCGGCACCACCAGCAGCGTTGACGGTCATCACCGAGCCTGCCGCCGAGAATGTAACGCCGGTTCCCTCTTTGATGGTGAAAGGTGCCGCGTAGCTCTTGACCGTAGTGTTCGCCGCGTTCTTGAAGGTGATGACGTCGATCTGGCTTGTTCCCTGGCAACGCGCCAGAGTCGTGAAGCAAAGCGCCATCAGCAGCGCAATGACGATGATTAGCCAGTGATACCACGGCCACGTCTTTACTTTCTGTATCGGAATCCGGACCGGCTTCTGTTTGTCCCGGTGGTCCGGATGCGTCAGACAGGTACTCACGGCAAGCGCGTGCTGTTCTTCGCTGGAGATGTGCGTGTAATCGGTAGCAATCCGTTTCAGGAAATGAGCGTAGGAGTCGGCATCTACCGAGACATGCGAGACGCGGGTATCGTGCTCTAACCCTGCTTCTTTAAACTTCCGGTGTATGTGGTGATCGACGGGGATATTGATTTTCATTGCTCGTCTTGAATGCCGGAAGTGGAACCGGTAGCGGTCGCAATCGTTCCTAAAATGGTTCCTGTTGAGAACTGGCAGTGTTGCGGAGAGACAAATTGGTAGCTCTTGCCTGAGGTAAGCGTGTCCGGGTCGCCGCCGCCTTTCACGATGACAAGATTTGCCGTCGGCCAGCCGACAACCGATTCGTCTTCTTTGACCAGAACGGTGTTACAGGAGCTTTGGACAATAATGTTTTGCGGTGTGGTGGTTAGGGTCGTGGCCTTGGTTTTTGCCACTTCTACTCATGCTCGGTTACGCGGATCTTGTTGCCGCCAGCGCCCACTGACTTAATTTGCAGGATTACGGTCGCGGCGATTGCCGATCCACCGGAGTTCTGCGCCGGCAGACCGAGCAATGCGCTCTGGCCATTCTGCGCGGCAATCTTGTTGCCGAGGATGATCTGCGGTGCGTCTGGGCTCGACGGCGTACCGACTTGCTCGGTGACAGAGAAGGTGCCGTTGAGATTGGGCCGCTGGTAAATCAAGCCTTGCGGCGTGACTGATTCATCCTCGCGGATCTCGACGTACCGGCAAGGAATCGTGGCCGGGATCGCGGTGAAAGCACCGGCAGCGGCGTTCATGGTGTAAAGCGTGGTCTTGGGCATGGGTTAATACCTGTCCTTGGAGGTTCCTTCGAAGCGGGATTTGTCTTTCGACGTTCCCTCGACGGCTGCATCGGGATCGCGCCTGCCGATCATGCGCTGGCCCATCGTCTTTTTCTTTTTGGGAGCGCTCTTCATTTTGTTTGCGCCCTCAAGTTGCAAGGGAGCCGAGGTCGTTGTCGCGTTCATGGCTGGCATGGGATTCCTTTTTGATAGCAATAAAAAAGGGAGCCATTTCTGGCCCCCTACCGAGGAGAGGTGTTCGTAAGCTTGTTACCGGACTTGTACCAGCGAAACACTGTTAACTATGGGCACGGTCAGATTCTGGCTGGCCGTTTCCAGATAGTTGATGGACAGGTAAACGCTCTTGGTCAGATCGACCGCGCTTGAAGCAGCCGCAGAGGCATCAGCCGAGATACCCTGAGTTGACGGCGTGGTATTCAAAAATTCTATCCACGGCCCCATATCGCCTACCCAGAACGTCCCGGATGAGCCGGTAGCGGCTACCTGGACACGCCAGCAGCCCTGTACTGTTCCAGCGGCCGCGCGCGTCTGCGTTGGCATAGTGATCGTCGAAAGTGTGACTGGAGATTGCGCGTACTCATTAGCCGCAAGCAACTTGACCACAAGAACCGATGAAGCGACCGCCGTAGCCGTCGCGCCCTTCATGCACAGATTCCACTCTCCATTAAGCCGGTTGAAATAACCTGCCGGGAATGGGCCGAGCTGTGCAACGTCAGCGGTCGAGTTATTCAGCGTGGCCGAGGCTACGAACGTACCGAACGGGTAGCTCATCATCACCGGAGGCGGCAAAGAGTTGAACGCCTGGAGCGTATAGGTCGAGAAAGCGTTCGACTCAACACTCGGCTTTGCCGTGCCTGAAGGATTGGCAATGATGGTTGCAGCCGAGCCGATCGCGCAGGCCGGAATTACCGTCTCGATGGTCGAGAGCTGGCAGATGGAATTCGTCAGCGGCGAAGCGGCAAGAACTTCGTCGCCGGATCCACCAGCGCTTGAGATGCGCGGCAACCAGCCACAGGCGCCAGTCTTGGCCGCTGGTGACGGCACCACAACACCAGTAGTGGTCGCGGTGGCCGCTGATTCAGTTGAGTCTTTAGCTATTCCGCCCAGGCAGTCAACATAAGCGGTCGTCACCTTGTAAGCGTTTGAGGTCAGCGCCCCGGTCGTAGTCGTCGGCAAAGGAGCTGGTGTCGGTGTGGCCAGAGCTGTAACCGCGCTCGGACTCATGCGCCAGTAGATCGGCGACGCCATTCCTGCGTTCACCGATCCGCGCATGTCTTCAATGACGATAGACGGATTAAAGCTGGTTGCCGCTCTGATATTCGCGTCGGTCGTGGTCGAGTTCTGGTCCAGCAGGAAGATTCCGCCATTCGGATTGTCGAGCATCGCTTCCTGCAGGCCGCCGGTTCCTGACGTCACATAGAAAGAGCTGTGGGCATTGTTGAAGGTCGCGGTGAAGCTGCACACACCGGCAGAGACTGAAACAGAGCTTGGCGTCACCGTCTCGGTGTTCGCGCTGACCGCATCCACGATTTTCAAGGGGATGGTGGTAGCGATTGGGATGATGGTGTTTTGCCCCACGGCGTACTGGCAGTACTGAGAACTTGGAAAGGTGACTGTTTGTGCGCCAGTTCCGGTAAATCCTGATCCGCTCTGGAGTTTATAAGCGCCGTAACGCATGACGAGAATACGGCCGCCGGCTGAGGGAGCCTGAGCGGTAGCTGCTGTGATTAAACACATGGCAGCGAGGATCGAAACGATGGTCTTTTTCATGGTATGGGGCCCGTGTTTCCTTTAAAGGGGATGGTGTCTTAATTGTACGCGCTATGGTGAAATAGAGCGCTTTGGGCCTTAGTGAGCCGGTTGCTGGTTCAGGTGAATATCGCGCAGTAACAGGCTCTCAATGCGGTCCAGCCGCTTGGTGGTATCTTCTTTGAACTGGCCGATGACCGCGACGACGCTACCCTCTTTGTTGAGCTGCTCCTGAAGGCTTTTGATCTGCTGCTGGTTCTGTTCGATCTTCTCGCCCTGCGATGTCTGCACGTCTTTGGCGTGCTGCGACTGGCCGGAATAGTTGAAGATCATGGTTGAGAGAAACAGGAGACTCGTGGCCACCGATGTAATGTAGGTCGGTGCGTGCGGTTTTACGTGCTCGGTAAAAAATGTCTGGGTTGATGGCATGTGGGTCATGGGTTTCGGCTACGAGCCGGGTTGCTCTTTCTGGTTGCAAAAAACTATGGTCGGGGTAGAATGCAGAGCACTTCATTTTTCTACCTAAGAGCAATCTAAGAGCCGCTACGCATCGGCTTCCTCTTTTGCTCTTTTGGGGAAGGGAATGGGCTGCGGCTTTGGCCAAAGCCCCATTTCACATCAAAATGACTTATCGCCATTACTATATGCTGCTTGCAGGATCGCTGGCCTTCGGACTCGTCACAGGACTCTACTTCGGCGAAGTATGGGCCGGCGCTGTTGCCTTTTTCGGCATGATATTGCTTGGCGGTTACGCCTGTGCGCTACTGCTTCCTAATTCACAATGTGATAGCTGAAGCACGCCGGGTTCGTGGTCACCGTTCCCAGGTTGATCGTGAAGCTGGCTCCCGCCACGCTTGATGCTAGAAGCCGCGTTGCCGGATTAACTGTGGTTCCAGTGTTGCACGTAACGCCTAAGCGAGTTCCGGTCGCTGCCGTATCCGATTCAAAAACAAATATCTCGCTGTTGGCGGTCACCGCTGTGGTGTTTACCTGGCAGGTTGCGCCAGTCGCGTTGGTCGCGCAGGAGAATTGCCCCGCTGCCGCTGCCCCGCAAGATGCTACCGAAGGACTGGCCGCCGTTCCTACCGCTGAACAATTTGCGTTAGTTGAATATGTCGCTGCTGAAGCGGCCCCGTTTACGCATAACGCTTTCCCGCAATCTGTCTTTGTTCCGACCAGAGTATTGCCGCCATTTGGCTGAAGAGCCAACGGATTAAAACTGGTACCTGAGATTTCAGCCTGAATTGTGCCAACGAGGGAAGTTGTATCGAATCCAAGTCTTAATTGTTCGTTAGGGTTAGTTGCGCCTGCAACGTGAAGCTGGGCCGGTGCATTCCCGCTGGCCGGTGCTGCCTCTGAGAGTATCTGCAACTGATTGCCAGTCGCCAAGGTATAGCCAATAATACTGGGTGTTTGAACGACAAACCCAAAGTTGGTAGAGGCTTTGGCGAGTGGGCCGATGAAAAGTCCGCGATGGAGCGTTATGCCTCCAGTCCCGCTTGCATCTTGCACATAAAAATCATCCAATTCCGTGACTGGAGATGAAGTGTTAATTACCGGTGCAGACTCAGAGCCGATCAGCGATGTAAGTACACCGGAGCCGCTCAATGTTGGAAAGAACTGATAGCCGTTGTAGTGGTTGGTATTTGTCGTCAAATTGAATGCTGGAGCCGCGCTAAAAGACGCATACCCTCCAGCGGCAGGAGTAAGTGCGACGTTAGCTTCGTCGGCAAACCCGTGCGCAAACTGATTGGTCTGAGTCATTGAGTTTATGAACCCAGACGACACCGTAGTGTTTATGGGGCCTGCGGTAAATGTCCCGTCAGTGGTACCGACATACGAACTGCTGAACTTACCACTGACTGAAACGTTGCCACTCGCCGTTACGTTTCCCGCAGTCAGCCCAAATCCATTCAGGCTTATCGGCCCAGCAATACTCTGCAGTGAGTTGAATGCCGGAGTCGTCACGATCGGTTGCGGATAAATCACAACGCCGTCGGAAATAGGCATGCCCAGGCTGAGGTTTACGGTTCCAGCCGAGCCACCGAATAGTCGCCAACGCTGAGGAAAGCCAGAGATGTTCGAGCCGGACGAGTTGGACAGGCCGACGAGGTAGGAGAATCCCGGTATGCCCTCATCGCTGAAATACGGCTTACATGCGGTAGTGTTCGAAACAGGTAGAGCGGATCCAGCAACCAGCGGAACGCTCTGCGTGTAGTTCGCCCATGTTCCCGGTGTACCGGTAACGGTGCCCTGTAGCGTCTCTGTGTTTGAGCTGGTCGAGATGAATACTTTGTACCCTGTCGCCGTCGCGGGCTGCTTTACGGGCGCGGTAACGATTAGGCTGCCGGTCGAGGTAAGGATTGTGGTCGTCTCAAAGGAATAGAACGTGGCCCCGGTCGCATCCTGATATGCAAACCGTGTGAAGTAGGTTCCTGCCGTCAGCGTACCGCTTCCGGTATTCGGTGTGACCACCGGAGCGACCAGGGGATTCGGTTCGCCCACCACGTTACCTGAGGCGTCGGTGTAGCAAGCCACTGCGGAGGAAACTACCGTTGCCGTGCCGGTAACGACGAAAGCCTGGGTTGGCGTGAGTGTTAAAGTACCGTTGATGATCGGGCCAGATGTGGCCGTAGTGATTTGACCAGTCACCGTGCCGCCAAAGGCGTAGGAGGACACGAGTAGCAGGAGAGAGAGAAGTTTTTTCATTGTGTTAGATTTGGGCTATGCATCAGCAACTACTTGACGCGCTCGAAGTCATGCGCTGGATGGACAAACGGCAACGAGAAGAGTTCTTTGACGCTATCAGAAAAGAATTTTGTATCCACTGCGGACGGCGTGAAGATAAAGATGTTTGCCAGTGCCAGAATGATCTTTAGTGCAGACCTAGCATCGCTTGCTCAGCGCGAGCATCGGTGAAAGCGTCAGCGATATAGCTGCTCTTTCTCACCGGCGCATGGTCGCCCCAGACGAGCCGGAACTTTGCGCCGGCTAATTCAGCCAATCGGTATTGATGGCCTGGATTGTCCGTCTCGAACTTAGTAATGAAGGTGTTTATCACCTGATCGACGCCATGCTCGGTGAACCGGACTTTCTTGTTGCCCTCGTCGGCTACGAACCGGTGACGAGATAGAACGCGCTTGTTGTCTTGGGAGAGAACTTCAATAACCACTGCCTTAAAAAGCTTCTTCATGCTTCAGTTGCCCTGCTGCCGTGCTGCTGGCATTTCGGTTCGGTCTTGCGAACAAGGTAGGTCTGGCCGTAGCGGTCTTTTCTTGCGGTGTAGTCACAGATGCAGACGGCCTTGGGCTTAACCTCAGCCGCCTGCAATGTCTTAACCGACAGCGTTTGCGGCTACGTCTTGGGTCGCGGGTTTGGGCGCGTTTGGTGTAGGCGCCGTGGTCTGCGGAAGGATGACTCCGCTCTGGTAAGCGTGGGCCTTGAAGTAGGTCGCCAGATTTTTGAAGTCCGTAACCTCGGCCGCTGTCAGCCCCTGAATAGTCAGAGTGTTCGTGCCATCTGACACGGCGTTAATGTGCTGCGCGGCATCGACCACAAAGCCGAGCGCCGCATTGCTGGCGCGTTCAAGCTCCAAAGCTGCTGGCGCTGCTTCCGGGTAAACGATGCTGGCAATGTCGCCTGCGACCTGGATTTCTTTCTGGATGACTGGAGCAGCTTTCACGATGTCGCGAGCCGCAACCGCAATGTAGTGACCGAGGTTTTTGAAGCTGAATGCTGAAAGGAACGACATGGATACTTTTTCTCCTGATTCAATTTTTGGAACTAAACTTTTGGGCTTTCCGGCCCCTGGACGTTTGGGGCTGTCCTCTGGCCGTTCATGCGCATAAAGAGAGCGGAGACAGCAGCGGCAGCTTCTACGAAGCACCACTCGCTCGGCTTGTCGAGATGATGGACCGCGCACCAGATACCGGCGCTGGCGCCAACAACACCGAGGATGGAAAGCAGGATGTGGTCAAAATGGTCTTTCCAGAAGCTCATGCCGTTTTCTCCGGTTTCCGCGCAACAACTCCCAGCCTGGAAGCCACGCCTTCAGCTTTTCTGGCCATGATGCTGAAGTACGCACGCAGTTCGCTGCTGGCCGCGATCAATGCGCGTTCGTCTTCGGTCGCGTTGGCGTAGCGATGAGTACGCAACTCGGTGTTCAATTGGTCGGCGGTGCGCGCGAAGTTGAAGAGCTTCTTTTGTAGGGGCGTTAGTTTTTCGTTCATACGCTCGCTTTCGGGCTGTTCACGTAAGTGATGTCAATAGTTCCTTTGGCATCCCACACCGGATTCAACTTCTCCATCAGCTCATGGAATTCCATCTGGCTCTCGCCAATGAAGTCCGGTGTCGTCGGTGAGTAGAGCTTGCCGATCAACGTGCAGCCCAGTGTGTCTTTCGGATAGTTGCCGGGGTGAAGTTCAATCTCTTCGAATCCCGGCACGTTCTCAACATGTGGTACTGAGGCGTGATGCTTGGGCGAGTAGCGCAGCGTCAGCGAGTAGGTCCCGGGCGGGATGGCGCGAGGCTTGACTTCATCCAGTCGCCACACCGGTTCAAGCGTGTAGCACTGAAACTCGCCGTCAATGTAGAGATGGCCGATGGTCGAGTGCGCGGTGTATTCCCTGCGCTCAATTCGTATGTGCATGGTAGGTTACTTGCTTCTGAAAGGCGGCAGATATTTAAGAAACTCTATGGCTTTTGGATCGCCTGAGATATTGCCCTTGGAGTCAATCTCAATGTCACCATTGCAGCAGGGCTCTCCAGTATTCAGAACCACACGAACCGCCCGGTCATCCCAGAGTTCGATCATTCCGTAATCCTTGACGTTGGTGATGTCCAATACTTGGCCAAGGTGTTGATCACACCACACCTGAATGGCCGACCTTGCGTTCATGGTTTCGTTCCAGCGTTTCAACCAAGTCTCGTAAACGCCTTTTACGGTCGCGAATGATGCCGGACTGTCGCATCCCGGGCCATTGAGACGTTCGAATAGCCATGGGGCCATGGGTTCCGGTGGGCAGTAAACTCTCGCGGTGAAAATCCTGACCGTCTTACCTTCAGTCAGCCAACCTTTGACGCGCTCAACCATTGCTGGTATCGGTGCGCCGATGTGATCAGCGCCTTTCCAGCCGTCGTAATGTGCGAGGGTGCCGTCGAGATCGACACCAATCCAACCGTTTGAACTCATAAGTTTTATTTCGCCTCTACGTTCTTCGGCATCAGGTCAGCGTTTTTGCAGTGCCAGACGCGGTGCACCGGATCGGTCAGCTTGCAGTCGCGGGGATCGACGTGGACAAAGACTTCATGCGGCAGGTCGAATCTCTGCTCGTACTTGTGACAGCCTGCCGCCGATAAGCAGAGAGCGAGAAGAAGGATTTTCATGGAAATGGAAAACAAAGCGGGCCGCTCTGAACGACCCGCCTGACCCGAAGCGGCAATTATGTCCGCTGGGATTTACCGTTTAGAAATTGAGAAAGTATTGTTTGTCGAACTCGGTCACCGGATCGTGAGCTTTCTTCTTTAGGCTGCGGTGCGACGTTGGCGCAACTCGCCGCTTAACCGGTTTGAGCTGATCTTTTCTGGCTCTCACGTACCCACAATTCAGTGGGCATTCCCAGAACTCGATCTTTACCGGGCCGCTGGCCTTGTGAACAATGTGCGAGTTCAGCACCAGCCAAACACCGTGCGTCGAGCATTTCAACCGTGTCGAGCGGATCGCCATGTCAGCACCAGATTACGTACAGGGCAAACAAGAACCAGCCGATACCGGAATAGCCGTGCGTGATGTACTCCAGATAGCCGCAGATTCCAGCGGCTCCGAGTGTCGCGATCGCCTTAGCTGTGTGTTTGCTCATATTCACCTGAGATGCTGCCTATCTTGTTTCCGGCCTGAGTTTCAGCAGACAAGGGCCGCAAACCCGCTTCCACACACCGGGAGAAGCTACTGTCGGCTTCTTGGTTCTCAGCTTGACGACCTTGTGGCCCGAGCTGGGATAAAAGAAAATCTGCTGTCTCGCGTCCAGTTTTACGGGTTCGTTGCATTCTCCGCAGTTGTTGTCGGCTGGCTGTAGCATTTGGGCTGCGCTTCTCGCAGAATCTCTTCAGCACGTTTCTCGCTCAGTCCGGTTAACCGGGCCACGTCGGCTGGCAGCTTGTAGCTGGTTGCAACCCGGTTCGCGAGCTCACACAGTTGCTGGAATGTAAGGGGCATTCTCGTTGCTCAGATACCAACGAATAACCGCACGCTTTTCCGCCATTGTCTTTGCGGCTTTGAACTCGGCCAGAGCACCAGCCCGGGCTCTGCGCACCAGGCGGTCGTGTCTCTTCACTGGCTTTGCAATCGGCGCTGGTCGGGGAGTCGCGAGAAGTTTAGGTGTAACTAAAGTCGGCGCTGACTTCTCAAACTTCGGAGCGTTCAGCACTCCGCGACACTTGCGGCAGCTTCCAGATACCGTCATGAACTGCTTGAGCTGGCAGTGCGGGCAGGTTACTACTTCTCGGTCGGTCACGGCTTCCACTGGATCACGTACGGCCGTCTCGGCGCCAACCTGCGCTGATTCCTGCGCTGCAGACCGTCGTTCTTTGCGTAGGCATCTCTACACAGCTTTCTTCCGCAGATCCCGATGTCGCCGCGTGTTTTCAAATAAGGCTGTTCACAAAGACTGCAGACCGCTTCGTTCACCACTTCGCGCGGTGTGTCCGCATGAAGCGTTTCGTACCGCACGTTCTGGATCGCTGTGCCCATATTCGGTGATTTTAAGCGGGACACGGCTCTGCGGGCAGGTTGAATCTGTGCCTGAAGTAATCGGGATTCATTTTGTCGGCAACCGCAATCGTGATCGGCTGCAGCGGGCCACAAAAGGTCATCAGCGTGAGGTAGATGTCCGCGCCTTCGGCAATGGCTTTGCGTTGCTCATCGGTGAAGCTCCAGCGCGACATAACTTGACGTTCGCTGGTATTTGCGGCCAATGTGCGCAGCGGGAGATATTCCGGTTGGTCTTTGGCGTAGACGACTTCAAATTTTTCCAGTCCTTCGACGACCGGCTTATCTGCAGGGTTCAAATACTCAAACATGACTTCTCCTTTTCATGCTGGTGACATGGCGCTAAAAGGTTGCGGCGCCGGAAGGACTCTCAGATTCATCCCGCATTGCTGCCAGGCATCCACTTTGATCCTTGCCGCCTTCTGCGCCTGCTTTGACTTCAATCCGACTAGGGCCCGCATCTCGTTTGCCGTAATTGCCGCCGGCGTCTGGTCCACGTCGCGGAATGTCGGTGTGACCTTGTAGCTCAGATCGTGTGGCTGGCGCTCGCCTTTGCAGCGCTTACCGGCAGCCAGAAGGCTCTTGTGAGTTTCCGAGATACCGGTAAGGCCGCAACGTTTACAGAATGAGACCACCTCGCCTGTTGCGAGCATAGTCTTCACTTTCGAGCGTGAGGCGGGAAACAGGACGCTCAAGGAAGAAGAATCCCACACGTCCTCGTGGATGCGATTATTTCTTGGCATAAATTTTTTTGGAGGTACACGGCGAGACACCGTTCAAAGACCACTGCGCGTGTCAGGTTCCCCGAGGCGGGAACGCGGTTATCTGAAGCCATTCGAGCTACAAAAACTTCTGTTTCCTGGGGGGAGTGCACAGCAACAGTAGCTTTATTGCTGTTCAAATAGCAACACATTTGAGCTAAAGACTCAGCTAGCTAAGGTGAAACACGGGGAAGGATGCTAACCAGCGGAAGCAGCCAGCTCTAGTACGCGCTCCAGTGTTGGGCCGTGAACGACAATGAAACCCACCGGCGTATTTGGATACCAATGCAGTGTCCAGAGGCTGTCGGTTCGTAGGCATTCAGCGCGGTCTTCCGGTGTCATGTCTTTGTAGTAATCGTCCTGAAGCTTTTCTTCCAGCTTCTCGTAAACGTCTTTGTGTTCGTTGTGCGTCAGATGTAGACCGCACTTGTGCTCAGGAAACTTCACTAAAAGTCCTCTCTCGCTCACCTATACATCTCCAGTGTCACCTGATTTTTACCGCTCGATAGATTCACGGTCGCAATCTGCTCGCGTTCGCGCTGCATCAGTAATTCTGCCATTTCGGCCAGCGCGTCGATTCCGGCTCCTACGCCCCAGTCGCCGGCAAGCTTGTTGATCAGCTCCCAGGTGGCAAACTTCACCATGCAGCGCTGTAGCTTTGTCGGGCGGTCCTCAGGTAGAAACTTCCTGCGGCGTGTGACCCGAGGCTTGGAGCGCGTTCTCATCGGGCCACCGCTTCAACGTAGTTGCCGTCGGGAACACCTGTTTCGTCAAGGTCGAAGCAATCAAAACTACAGAATTGTCCATCGGCCACGTCTTTGACGCGCTTGCGATAGCCTGGATTTCGCGTGAAGCAAAATCCACATCCCTGAAAAAACTCTTCGTGGATGGTGTCCAGATCGATGATAATTTCGCCGATCGCCAGTGTTGCATCGATGTACTTCTGGCAGCACTTAGCCCATTCCGGTAAGTCTTCAACGGCTTTCGGCCTGGCGCGCACTAGCTTCATGCCGCCACCACCGTTCCACGTGGAACACTACACCGTGAAACACAACACGGTATCTTGATAGCTCTAAACCGCACAGAATCAAGTGCATACAAGCTTTTTTTGTAGGAATAAACGGGAATCAGGAATAGATTGTTGCTCGGCGCGGGATGCTGGTTCGTCAGCTTAATCAATGGGACACCACTAATGTCCTTGAGACCTGCGCCGTATTATAAGGCAAAGTAGCTGAATAAAAGCAATAGCCTATTCAAGCTCTCGGTTCTGCGGCCCGTGTGCGGCATGAGGAACACCTTGAGTCAATGGTACGCTTCTGCACACTTTAAGTTGGTCTGCTGGCGTACATAGGCGGAAGAGGTTCAGTGAGCGCGTTTCGCCAGATACCGCGATCAAGCTTGTAGATTCTGTCTTCGTCAACGAAGTTCGACGCCACAACGGGGACACCGCCGATCATCTCCGAAATTGTTGAAGGCCCACGTCCGAGCGATCCATCGCCAACCAGTTCTTTCAGCCTCTCATACTGAATCGGGTGCATAAACATCACCGGCTGGATGTGGCCCATTCTCGCCAGCACTTGCTCGCTGAATTTGCGCAAGATCTCCGGTGTCAAAGTTCCCGGCGGATAGACAATCTTCTTCGGTATCGACCACACGCGACCGAATGGAATCTCCGGCACGGCCGCTACAACCAGCGATGCGCCGAGACCCATCAACAGACCGCGACGAGTAATCGCCTGCTCTGGCTTTCGAGTAGTTTCCGGTTCCTGCTCAAAATGGAAGAATCGAGTCAAACCCTTTAAAAACTGCATTTTTCTCTCTCCAGGTTTCGATATGAGCGCCGCGCGCCGGTTTCAGGTTCTGAGGTACTTTCCAACTTTCAATGAGTTACAGGTATTTTAGGGCCGCGTAGTTTATCGCCAGGTGAATCGTATTGTCCGCGATGATCAGGAGCCAGGTCGAAAGCCAGATCGGAGTCGATGGCGGGTATCCGGTTTGGCAATCAGAAAGCGGCGCAATGAAACGAATACGCTGGAGCACGATGTCAATCTTCTGGCCGGGTAGGATCACGGGGCGCGGCATTTCGCCTGATGCCTTCATGCGCTCGACAGCTTCGCCGACGGTTTCCATTCGCGACCATGGTCCCAGCCAGTTCTTTGCCCAGACCACGTACCGCGCCAGCCGGAAACGGTCAATCAGAAAGTGAGTCGACAAGATCACGAGCCATACCCATATGTGGAACCGGTCCGGTATGTCCTGCGCTGGCTCTTTGTAACTACCGTCTATGTTGACAGCTTTCGATGTGAAATCGGCGGTGTGGATGACAACCCGGGTCGGCTGTACATCAATGCGCCGCTCGGGTATGTGTTGGACAGCCTGCCAACATAGCGGCACAAAACAAAGCGAGTAAATGAAGGCATGAACCAACGCTGGCCAGCTTCGCTTCGTCTTATTCTGCGCCATCCAGTCGCTTTGCAAGATGTAATCACCGAAGAGATGCGCTATGAACTGCGTCACCTTGCCCTCTCAATCCCAAGCACCGGATGCAGTTCGATACCGTTCGGTGCAACGCCGGTCTGCCCATGCAGTTTGTCGAAGAATGCCGGTCCGGTGGTCACCACCGCAACCGGCTTTACGAACCAAACCATATCGCCCGCGGCTTTGGGCTTGTGAATGCTCTCGACAAAAGCCCGCTCTTTCTTGAACTTCTCGGCCAGCTCCTGCGCGCATTCTGCCGACGGGATCTCGGCGATCATCGTCAGTTTCGGTTTACCGATTTCAGCCAGCACCAAGTGGTAATCCTGATCGGCCTCTAACTTGTATCCCAGAAGCAGCGCTTTCATCCGGTAAACCTTGCGTTCAGCCGGCAGCCGAGGCATGGTATCGCCCCAGGTCTTTGGCGCCGGAAGTGCGCGAAGTGCAGTAACGCTAGACGTCACTACTTTTTCCAGACCGGGATTGTCGGCCAGCGTCTTAACGGCTTGGCGTTCTGTGCCGCATGTCGAGGCCAAAAGGGCCAGAAGTAGCAGTTGAAGCATCGGGACCTCCTCAAAAGTTAGCCCCGCCCGGTTAACCAACCGAAGGACTATATTTCTCTCTCAATCCACAAGATACCTGTGTTATAGCTTTACTACCACATGAAACTTACGACGGGCCGACGTGTCGAGAAGGTGCGTCCTCTGGACTGGATTAAAACCTGCCCTCAGGAAGAGTTTGCCGAGTTCGTGATTACTTCACTCAGAAAGCAGACCATGAAAGCTTTGGCGGCAACATGTTGAAGGAACCAAAGGAGCCTCGCGCTTCGCGCTCGGGACTGGAGCGGCTAACGCCGCGATTCGAACCCCAGACCATCGAAGACCGCAGCAGCATGAAAGGCGAGCGCCAGACACCGTGCGCCATCAGGCGAGGTTACTGTGGGTATAGCGGGTATTGCCGTACTGGAGTTGGCTATTGCGCCTCGCGGTCTGTCGGTACGAAGCGGTTGGTAGCATCCAAAAAGGAGCCAAATGGCAGATGAGCGCCACTATACGGACTCACATTTGACCGAACGCGGGTCGAGTGTTGACATAATCGAACGCTGCGCTGCTTTCATTCGCCAGTGCGGCGACTTCGAAGGCTTGCTGGATTACGCGGAAGACGAGAGCAACCCGGGGAAATACCAGAAGCTGCTGCGCACTCTCACGAAAGAAGCGATGCGCATAATTGCCAACGAATCAAAAGGGGAGTAACCGCTATGACAACTGCCTTATTGCTATTTGCCCGCGTGGCACCGTTCAACCCGCGTGACATGATTCAGATCATCTTCGTTCTCGCGATATGCGGGTTCGCCCTCTGGATCCTGTTGCGCTTCGTCAAGATGGCCGAGCCATTCCCTCAGATCATCATGTTCGTGGTGGTGTGCGGTCTGATCTGGTGGCTGCTCACCAAGTTTGGAGTGTTTTAAGCACAAAGGAGTGAATATGAGCCTGGTTGATGAAATGCCAGCGTTTGGCTCGCACACGGTGTGCCCCAAGTGCGGCGGTGAGTGCATGATCCGCAAATATAAAACCATGAGACTTATCGGGGACACCGCAATCGCACCTGAGTTCATTCAAGTGATGTGCGGTGGTTGCGGGTTCGACCAGATGACCGAGAAGACCAAGGACGCGCCTCTTTCGGTATGATTGCCCCATGGAGGCTTTCACAATGGAAAACACTCGCTCAATCTACGGCGGCGGTGTCCTGCTCAATGGAAACGCTGAGGTTACACTGCTCGGCTTCAACGCAGACGGCAATCCGGTTCTTGCCCACGTGCCGATCGGCAAACTGCTCAACACCATCACCCACCTGTCAGAGAAATTCAAGCCGGTCTCGCAAGCCGCAGCGGTCTTCTGCTACACCAACGATGGCAAAGTGCTGTGGACCCTGGTGGACGATAAGCTCAAGTCTTTCACCGATGTCATTCCCATTGAGAAGTGCTGGGGAGCGCTGGAGCAGGTCGGTAAGTTCACGCCGGTCAACCGAACACAGGTAGCGGCCTGAAATAACAAAACCCCGGGCTCCCTTTGTCCGAGGTCTTGTCTGGCTGTACGAGTCGGTTCTTTCTTCAGATCCCTGCCAGTATACGCCTAAGCGGCGTTCTTCTGCTTCATCGCCGTGACTTTGGTTTTCGTCTTCCCCTTCGTGCTCTTCTTTTTCGTCTTCGTTCCAGTTGCCATGATGAACCCCTTGAGCGCAGAAGCGCTTTAAGTACTTTATCCTAGGAACTGCATCACACAATGAGAATCTGAATCAGGAGGCAGTAATGAATTTACAAGCAGTCCTTGCAGACTTTCGGAAAGCACAAACCATCATCGGCGATGGCATTGAGTACCTGGAGAACGTTGTCGGCTCCGGCAACGTCACAACCATCCGGAATCCGCGCACCGTAAACCGAACCACCGCGGTACCGGGAAAGCGGAAACTCTCAGCCGCGGCGAAGAAGAAGATCTCGGCAGCAATGAAAGCACGCTGGGAAGCGCGAAGGGCCGGGAAGAAGCTGACAGTACTTCGCGGCAAGAAAGCAGCCTGAAATAGCAAAGCCTCTCCGGTTTGCGCCCGCCGACAACCACCAAGTTGTACGGGTACAGCACCTTTGAGGCTCTGGAGAAATTGCCGTGGAAGCCGCTTCTCAGAAATTAGTATGCAATAGACCAGGCTGAGAGGCAAGCCTCAATTCAGTAAGCAATCAATTCCAGTTTGGGTAGGTACAGCGGGTGCGCGGGCGTTCCGTCCGCATTTCTCTTTAAACACATCGGCTCTAATCCAACCTCAATCAGCTTGCGCCGAATCATGTCGCCACGCGCCTTGATTGCTTCTTTCAGCCGCGAATTGCTGTGTGTTCCCCAACAGCAGATTACCGGTCTACAGTTGTTAGCGACCAACATTTGAACGATGTTGGCCACCAGCCCCTTATCGCTCACGCGAAGCGAATCGCTAATGTTGAGCAGGTCGTCGCTGTCCGTTGCGATGTAGTCGTACATATTCACCTTGAACAGACCGCGACACCCCAGCCGCTTGCCGAGAGCAACTTCCTTGCCGATGGTAGGGTCGTCCCGCTCTTCGTCGGCTTTGGATGGATTCTTGCCGATCATCCCCAGCAGCGGTGCACCGGAAGCGCCGTCCCAGATGCGCGTAAGGGAATAGCGATATTTGCGATCTTCTGAGAACTGCGCAGCCTTGATCATCGTGGCACCACAAACTTTTCATCCGGCCATTCCGAGCGTCCAATCAATCCGTTCATCTCGCGCAGTACCGGATCCACCGCTTTAATTTTCCGCTTACCGTAGGTCGCCTGTCTTTCGTCCCGGCTCAAAAGATGGTATTTCAAAGATTTTCCCACCTGTACCGCCGGTTCGCCCTTGGCATCAATCCCCTTACCGACAAAGACTCCCCGGGCCAGAACGGTATCGATGATCTCCTGGCGTGGTAAAGCTCGGTCGCGCTCGTTGAGCAGAAGCAGGATCGCTTCGATGACATCCATGCCAACGTATGGCAAGTCGGCAATCGCACGTGGATGCGGCTCGGCGCCATGGCCGGCACGGATGGCCTCCAGCTGTGCGCATGCAGCTTCGGCGGCCGCAAGGAACAGCCGCGCTTTCTTCATCTGGTCGCGCAGAGACTCAAGCGTCCGGAGTATCGTGTCCTCGATGCTCCCGCCGGCCTGAGTCTCCGGTGGTTCTCTCTTGGGCAAAGTACTTCTTCTCTCGTTACATTGCTCGGCTGATACGGGCAATCAAGTCCGCCTTTCCGAGCAACA